CCCGAAAGGTACTTGCGTCGTGTCTAATTTTCTAGACAGTACCTAATTCTTTTCTGTATATACAATTAGCTTAATTCATACCGCTATAACTTCATAACATGGTAGCCATTATGTATCTATATATAGTAATATTACCACGCCGCTACCACTCATAATTATATACAGTGCAAAGAATTACATAGCATTTTTCCTCATTTGGTAGCGTGGTAGTGGTAGGATAGAGACAGATACAATATGATCTATAGACCTTTATACCTCTCTTCTTACCTCTCTCTCTTTACTACTAACTACTATACTCTCACTACCATCCTTACAAGTAATAATAATAATAATCTAATTCTTTATAATATAAATAAATAGAGGTGGTAGCGAAGTGGTAGCGAAGTGGTAGCGTGGTAGCGGCGCGACAGAATAGCGTATTGTGTCAAATAGTAAATAAGTGTAGATAGCACAAAGAGATAAGTTATTCTATCACCTTGTGGCTTGTCATTTTGGTAGCTTCTCGTCGCGTTTACACTCTGCACAAAAAACCATTTGAAAAATCAAATTCTATTACGACACCAACGTCAGCAAAAAGGGCCGTTACCAAAATGAGGGGATTTTCGACCCTTTCGCGGCGCCATTTTGAACCAACCTCGGCATGTATACTTTTTTATACAGTGCAGAAAACACGCGACAAAATGGCGAGAAGGTGCTATATATAGACGATGGACGCTTGACAAAAAAGGCGGGGAAATGTTAGGATGTTAGGTGATTGAAGGCGAGGAGGCTAATATGGTCATGGAAATAACAAACGCCGTACTGATCGAAGTGCGAAACGAGCGCGATAAACAAGACTCAAAATGGGGTATGCAAAATCATCATCCTGCATGGTGGTTGTCAATTCTTGGCGAGGAATTCGGCGAAGTATGCAAGGCCGTATGCGAAAATAACGATACTGGCGAATGGTCATACCGAGAAGAATTGGTTCAGGTCGCCGCCGTTGCCGTTGCTATGATCGAATGTTTTGACCGTAACGGCCCCGATTGGTGGAACTTGAAAGGCATAAAAGACGGATTGTCTTGACCATAAAATCCGCCCTTCACTTACACCTAGACACCATCGCCACGCCAACAATCTTCACCGGCTGGCAACTATTTGAGGCCATGGAAAAGCGGACGCATCGCAAAACCTACCCCGGTACGCTGCTGGAATATGCACGGGAATATTGCGCCTTAAGCGGGGCGGAACTGGAATGTATCGAGCCGAGAGAGTCGAGATATCGGTATGTTCCTGGGGTGCGGATTGGTGGGGCGATTCGGGATTAGTGGAAACGGCCACAAGGAGAAGTGATGAAAGTATTAGTTGCGTGTGAATACAGCGGCACCGTCCGCGACGCTTTCATCGCCCGGGGACACGACGCCATATCGTGCGACCTGTTGCCGACCGACAGGCCAGGGCCACACTACCAAGGTGACGTGTTTGACATTATTGACGATGGTTTTGATTTGATGATTGCTCACCCGCCCTGCACTCACCTCGCGGTGTCCGGCGCGCGGCATTTCGCGGCAAAACGCGCGGATGGTCGCCAACAAGAAGCGATAGACTTTTTCATGCGCCTGGCACAAGCCGATATCCCAAAAATTGCTATAGAAAACCCAGTTTGCATTATGTCAACGGTCTGGCGCAAACCAGACCAGATCATCCAGCCATGGCAATTTGGGCACGGCGAAACAAAGTCAACGTGCCTATGGCTCAAAGGCCTACTGAAACTCGTGCCCACGAATATAGTAGACGGTCGCGACAACAGAATCCACCGCCTACCGCCGACGCCTGACAGATGGAAGCTACGCAGCACAACATACCAAGGCATAGCCGACGCCATGGCCGCGCAGTGGGGCGGGGCGATTCGGGATTGACTACCTTACGAGGCGAGAAAAGCCGCACAAATTCAGCAAAATACCCTATTGACAGAATCGCGCTAATGCCCCATAATGACAATATCAAGGGGGACGAGATGACCATAGGAAGCAAGGAACACTACGAAATTATGTCAGATTTCGAGCGAGACTTCAAGCACTTACGCCTTGACCGTGAAGAAAAGTCTAACTGGACGCATGGTTGTATATATCAGGATGGAATGGCTAATAATCTTTTTAGGGCATATTCGCTTGGTTATGCATCCGGGCGACTAAACTATATTCAATAACCATACCGCCCGGCCCAGCGCCGGGCATTTCCACAAAGAGGCCCTATGCCCGTATCAACCGCAACTAAATTCCTAATCGCCGCGCCATTCATCGCCGCATTCAGCCTTATGACGTGGTATAGTTATACGCAAGCTGAAGCAAAATACCTCGAGCGCATGGTAGACAGAACGATGGCGAGGTATAATGTCCGGTGATGGGCGATGGAAGGCAATGATGGACGATAGGATGAAGGTGATACGCGAGGCGCTTGAAGATGCTTTGCTAGAGATTCAATACCATATAGGCGGGCTTGACGCATCATCAAAGACATGGGAAGCTATTGCATCAATCAATTTAGCCTTCGCCGCCCTCGATTCGCTGGCCATTAAGTCGGGCGAGCCGGTATCAAACCAGATACTAACTATGCTTAGAGAAGAGCGCGACGCATACGAAGAGGAAAACGAGCGGCTCAAGAAAAAGCTGTCTGAGGGGGCGAAAGAAACCGCCGACCGGAAGCGCGTGAAGGCCGAAGAGCGGGAACGTGTGACTGGTGTGTATGAAAACATAATCGCTCGATACATGGTAGATATCGAGACAACGCCGTGCGAAGAATGGCCGAGTGCTAAAGATTTATTGGCAAAGATGGTAGCGGACGCCATGCCACTGGATAGGTACTATGAACTACGCGCCGCCATCATGCGCACGGAGGTAGAGGGGTGAACGAAAAAGAACCACTTAGCTATATGAGCCGCGCGGAATTGCAACTCAACATCATGCAAAATATCGAGCGAGAAATAATGCGACTCGGAAAACGCAACTCTGCGCGTTGGTGGTGGGAGCATTCAAAGAACTGGGTCAAGGTACAGGCTATTCTAAACGGAAACACACGATGCGCTGGAAGTACGTCGTCGGCGCAACAGTGCCGATTCATCGGTGCCGAACCTGACGGAGCGTCTTTCATCAAGGAGGCCAGCCATGACGCCGAATGAACGGGATGAAAAATTAGAGACGGTTATATGGTTATTAAATGTTGCACCATCTCTTTTTAATTCAAAAGACAATTTAATACTTAAAGAACCATTTTACCAAAGCCAAGAACAGCGGTGGATTTTGATGCGAAATGATGCCGTGGAGTTTTTGAAAAACTACCGCGCTTCCATCGAAGCCCCGCTCAAGGCCGAGATTGAGAGGCTACGGGAGGCTTTGGCGTTTTACGCGTATTCAGTATGGAATGACGATTACCTTGGCGGTATAACTTTCCGCGACAAGAAAACTGGCAATCGATACTTAGATACTGGCGACCGCGCTCGGGCCGCCCTCGCCGCCTCGCCAGTGGAACCGGAGCAACCCGAGGCTACCCAATGACCCGCCTATCAATCGCCATCCTATGCGCCTTCATATCATCCACCCCATACCGCCCGCCGGATCCCGAGCCGCCGCTCGCCGTTTCCATTATCCAAGAGCGACAGGATATCCGCGCCAATTCCAGCCGCTTGCCCTCCGTTTACACCCAAGCCGCCATAGCCACCAGAAACCGCCCTGAATTGCTCTATGCCATCGCCTACGCCGAGTCGTCGAACGGTGCCAACCTCGCCCATTCCAACCCCCTCGATGCCGGATGGTTTGGCCTCCACGAGCGGAAAGACATCCGCGCCGAAAGGGTGGGCAAATGGGGATGGTACGACCCCGACGACCCCATGCAAGCCGCCACCATCGCGGGCCGCATCTTATCAGAGCATCGCGCCAACCTCTCGCGGCGATATCCCGACAAAGCCCTGGACGAAATCGAAGCGTTGACCATAACCGCCTACCATAAAGGGCTTGCATGGACAGTGCGACATGGTGTATACTCAAGGTATGTCAGGCGCGTTGAAGAGGGGAAAGCTTTGGCGCTTGTCGAGAGGAGAAAAGAAAGATGAACGAAGCGAAGTTTACAGACGGCCCGATTGAGCTGTTCGGTATAGGCGATAAAATAAAGCGACTATGCCCGGCCAAGGACAATATGAGTCTTTTGACCGTGGTAATCGAGTACGATGATGACGGGGAGCCTACATATTTCGGAGCAGTAGAAAACCCGGCCGATGCGCATCTTTTTCAGGCCGCCCACGACATGTACGAAGCCCTCCGCGCCGCCCTATGCGACGATCCCGACTGGCGCAGGCTTGCGGTCGATGCGCTGGCGAAGGCGGACGACCGCGTCGAGAAGGCCAACGCATGACCCCCCGCGAACAGTATGCGGCCCTAAACAAATATTGCGGCCTCGCCATGTCTGCCATCTCTGGATATCGTGAAAACCTGTCCCGCCCCGACTTTGATGAATTGCAATCCGACTGCTTCTACGCAATCTTTCGAGCAATTGAAGCCTATGACGTGCACCATGTCTCGAAAGCCACAATCGAAACGCTTATACGCAGATATATTCAACAGGCAATCAGGCATTTTATTCAGCACCTTGCTTCACGTCGTGCCATGTTTGAATCAGGCACTATCTCAGCGGATCAACCCGCCTACGATAGCCCGGAACCATTGGTCAATTTCATTCCCGGCCGCAAGGTAGATAGCGAAATTGATAGTGCTATTTCATTCTCATCTCTCCTGGAAGCCGTCGAAACCCCCGCGCATCAAAATGTCCTGTGGATTCTCGCCCGTACCAAAAACGCCAGCGAAGCCGCTGACGTTATGGAATTGTCACGGCAACGGGTTTCGCAGATAAAGATAGCGGCGATCAGAGCGGTGAAGAGGAAAATTAAGGATCGGGAGGATTGGGGTTACGGGTCGGAAATGCGCGGAGAGGGTCATGGAGAGGGGAACACGTGAACGACGGACGAATCGAAAAAATAGGCCGCGCTACAATGATCCTCGGCGACTGCATGGATTATATGGCGGGGCTGGATGATAAGGCGTTTGAGTTGGCGATTGTTGATCCGCCGTATGGGATAAATATAAATAACAATATGGGAAGACGAAAAGGCAACAAAAAATCAGACTACGCCCCAACATCTTGGGATAACTCCATACCAAACGAAAAGTATTTTGAAGAACTATTCCGCGTGTCAAAAAATCAAATTATATTTGGCGGAAACTATTTTTATTTACCTCCGACCCCGTGCTGGATTTTATGGGACAAAGGCTTTTCTGAAGACGTTACTTTTGCCCAGTTTGAAATGGCGTGGACTTCTTTTGATTCATCATGCAAGAAATTTGACATGACCAGCGCCGATCCTAAAAATAGAATCCACCCTACTCAAAAACCCGTCGCTCTGTACAAATGGCTCCTCTCCCGCTACGCCAATCACGGCGACCGCATTTTCGATACCCACGGCGGCTCAGGCTCATCCGTCATCGCCTGTAATGACCTCGGCTACGATATTACGTGGATCGAAAAAGACGAGGACTATTTCAACGCGGCTGTAGATCGATGTAAAACGGCGAATCTGCAAGAGAAACTATTCGATGCACCCGTGCCAATATACAAAGATGCCCCCCTATTCCCCGAGGAAGCGAAAGGCAAAAAATGATTCCTTCCCCATCAATAGATTTCACCCACTACAAGCCCCTCCTTGGCCAGTACCTCCGCGCCCGTGGTATTCTCCCGCCAGGCCATACCGGGAATTTTCGCTGTCCAAATCCCGCCCATGACGACGGCGATACCCCGAGCACCGCAAGCGCCCACTTGTACAACGACAGCACCGACGACGCCCGCGTCAAGTGTTTCGGCTGTGATTTCGTCGGCGATATCTATGACGTGTGCGGCCTCATCGATGGAATCGGCGATATCACCGAGCAGTACCGAGCTGTAGCCGCCCATTTTGGCGATCCTTCCGACCTTCAGGCCCCGCGCCCACCCCGTGCCCCGATTGCCGCCCCCGCCCGCTTCCAACCCGACCCCATTGCGCTCACCACCGTATCAACCTACCTCCGCGACATCCGCCCGGCGTACCTCGCCAACCTCGCGGAATTTGCACAATATCGCGGTATCGCCCCGGACGCCGCCGCACAATGGGCCGCCCCGCTTTTTTGGTGGCCGGGAATTGTCGCCGCGCTAAAAGATCCTCGCATCACCCTCGAGGTGTTGACCCTGGCCGGAATCATCGACCCCGCGAAAGAAAAAAGCGCATGGCAACCGGCCGGCGCAGTCGTCGAGGTCGGCGTTGGATTCAAGCTCCATTATGCCGCGCGGGACAAAGATAAGGTCACTGGCGAGCTATACAACGTCACCCGCAAGCGCGAAACGGTAGGCGGGCATACTTTCCCGAGGAACCGCGCTGGACTTCCAGCGGGGCCGCGCCTAGTACTTTGCGAGGGTGAAATAGACGAAGTTTCCGGGCGATATGCGGGCATTGACGACCTGCGGGCTATGGGCGGAACGACGGCGCTGGATGCCGATGACGCCGCATTGATTGCCGAGAGCTTCCAAGATGTCGTGCTATGTTTTGATAACGACGACGCCGGGCGTATAGCCGCCGGAATCCAGCCGCCGAAACAGGCGCGGTACAAATCCGTTCCCGCCTTACTCCGCGAAGCCGGGTATAAAGGCCGGATAAGCGCGGCCCTGTGGACGGGCGGGGGCAAGAAGGATATAGACGATATGGTGAAGCATGGCCATGCCGCCGAGCTGATCGATGCCATAAATAATGCCGTAGAAATCTTTCCCCTAGAACTTCCGAAGCCTGCGCCGACCGCCTCCCCTATGCTTCCTACGCCTCCGCCCGATATTGACGCCCCGCCTTTCCAATTCCTTGGCTTCGATAAAGACGCCCTGTACTTTCTTCCCAAGCGCCAAAACATCGCCTTCCGTATCTCTCGCGGTGACAAGAGCATCAAGGACAAGCTCAACGAAATTGCCCCCGAAGATTGGTGGTTTGTCAATTTTAACAAAGAAGTGGCCGACCCCATTAACGGAGGTACAAAAACCATTATAGACTACCCCCGCGCTATCGCGTGGCTCCGTGAAAAATCAGTATCACGCGGCATGTATAACGACGACCTCCTGCTAGGCGTCGGCGCCCATATCGATGCCGGCCATGCCATCGTCAATACCGGCCGCGCCATCGTTACCCCCTCCGGCTCCGTGTCAACCTACGAGGAATACACCGGCGAAAATACCTATTGCCGTTCTCGCCTTGAACTGAAAATACAAGGCACCCCATGGACGCGTGACGATTCTATCAATTTCCTCCGCCAGCTTCAAACGTTCACATTCGAGAACGAACTCGCCTACTATGCCATCGCCGGGTATTGTGCTATCGCCCCGTTTTCCTCCTTCCTATTCCGTAGGCCGCATATCTGGATTACCGCCAAAAAAGGACAGGGCAAAAGCTATCTACTCCACGATCTCATGTACCCCGCCCTTGGGGAAGGCTTCACGTTCTACCGCGACTCCGTGACTACCGAAGCCGCTATTCGCCAAGCGTTACAAAAAGATACCCGCCCCGTCATCCTTGACGAATTCGAGATTACCGGCAAGTACGACAAAAATACCATCGATTCCGTCATGTCCTTATCCCGTACCGCCTACGCTGGCGAATTCATTTCAAAGGGTACCGCCAATCAAACCGGCATATCATTCGCTACAAAAATGATGTTTTGTTTTGCATCAATAAACGTTAACATTTCTAACGCCGCCGACAAGTCACGTATCATCGTGTGCCGCATGGGCGAATCGCGCGGAAAAATGGTCAAACCTAAAAACCCCGATGGCCTCCGCGCTCGCATGTTTCTCCACCTCGATACCCTGCGCGCCGATATCCAAGCCTGTACCGACATGATGACTGACCAAGCAGGCCATGACTCCCGTACCGCCGATACCTATTCCCCATTTTTCGCCGGTTTTTGGCGCATGCTCTCCGATGCCCCGTTCGGCGATTGTACCCTGCCCGACGATTCCCGAATGCTAGAAAAAATGCGCCGATCCATGGAGCATATCAACGCCAACGACGAGAGCCTATCGGACGAGGAAACCATCTTCTCAACTATCTTTCAAAAGCGCGTGAGAATCGGCCCGGACGATGAAAAAACCGTCGCCGAGATGTTGACCGAAAAGGAAGCTATGGGCCGGTTGCTTTATGAGGATTCCATGCAACGCTTCGGCATGAGGCGCACGTCAAGTATCCGCATCGTCGACAATATCCCCGTGCTGGCAATTTCCGCAAATAATAAAGAGCTGCGCGACATGCTAGTTGACACGCCATTTTTCTCGCGGTATAATGAAGTCTTGAAGCGCCATCCGTCATATATCATGAGTACGCCTGTGCGCATTGGAGGAGCGCAACAACAGGCGCTGCTATTCCGCTGGAGCGACCTTGAGGCACAGTATTTTAGAGAGGAACGAGATGTCGTGCCATTTTGACGCGACTGAAATAATAAGGAGGTAACAAGAAAATGACCCACAAGATCCACGACCTATGTATTGTAACCGGCTCATATACCGACGCCGAAGGCAAGAACCGCAATCGCTATCAAACGATAGGCGCTATGCTCGAAAAAGACGACGGCGGCAGGTTTATAATTATGGAGCCATGGTTCAACCCGGCTGGCGTCCACCACGAGCAGGGCAAAGGCATTATGGTATCCATGTTCGATGCTAAGCCGCGAGACGGGAAAGCTCCACCGAATACCGCCGACCAGCCCGCGCCGCCTCCGCCAGCTGGAGCCGATGATTTTAGCGACGATATTCCATTTTGATCGGAGGTGAAAAATGACCTTTACCAAATACCAACATATTGAACGATTTGGTACCGACGAGGTAGAAAATATCGAACTCGGCGCCTGCCATGTGTTTCCGAAAATCGACGGCACCAATGGAAGCGTTTGGCTTGACGATGATGGAAAAATCCAAGCCGGTAGCCGCAATCGTACCCTGTCCCTTGAGGCCGATAATGCCGGATTCGATGCCGCCATTATTGCTGATCCACGCATAGCCGCCTACCTCGCCAAACATCCCAACCATCGCATCTACGGCGAGTGGCTTGTCCCGCATTCGCTCAAAACATACCGCGATGAGGCGTGGCGAAAATTCTACATTTTCGACGTGTGCGTCGATGCCCCCGACGGAGGCGTCGAATATCTCCCGTATTCAGTCTATGCCCCGATGCTCGATGAATTCGGGCTCGACTATATCCCGCTTATGGCCGAAGTGCGCAACGGATCATTCGAGCAGTACGTCGCACTTCTAGAAAAAAACCAATACCTAATCCAGGACGGCCAAGGCGCAGGCGAAGGAATAGTGATAAAAAACTATTCATATAAAAACAAGTATGGCCGCACGACATGGGCGAAAATGGTTCGCTCAGAGTTCCGCGAGATCCATTCCCGTACCATGGGCGCCCCGATTATCAACGGAGAAAAAATGGTAGAGGAAGCAATCGTCGGAAAGTATTGCACATCCGCCTTGATCGACAAAGAACACGCCAAAATAGTCGCCGAGGCCGGCGCGTGGTCGTCAAAAATGATCCCACGATTTTTGTCAGGCGTGTTCTACGCGCTCGTATCAGAGGAGGCGTGGAATATCGTCAAGGAGTACAAAAATCCGACGATCAATTTCAAGACCTTGCAAGCGCTCGTAATTGACAAGATCAAGAAAACCAGGAAGGATATATTTTCTTGACAAAAGACACCCCCGGCTGGACATACGCCTATTCCGACGCCCTAGCCATGCGCTATGCCGTTCGTAAAACCCCGCTCGGCCCCGAGGTTATGACGGAGGATAAAGTGCAGTATTCAGTCGGAGAAGTCGCGGCGCTGTCTATGGCCGGGGTGGAAATATCGATGGCGGTGCATCTGGTTAAGCGGGTGTTTCGGGGCGCGATCGTGGATGCGGAAAGGAACAAGAGTTGAAAGCTATACTTGCGCTTGAGTTGCGCGATGATGGGTCAAGGCAATACATGAAGCCTGCTCGATATATATGCAATGAGATATATCTAGGACTTGATAAAATTGTAATTGGCAATACGCCTAACGATGCATGGTGCGCAGAAATAATAGAATTTGATACAAAATATAAATATGTAAGAAGATTTTTACCATTTAGAAAAGATTACTCACAATCTAATTCTATGGGATCGCGCGGAGTGAGAGCAATTTATACACTTTCAGAAAATAAAATATACGAAGCCAAGGAACATAAAAATAGATATTTTTGCATGATAAAAGATTGGGAAATTGTAAAAGTGTCAAAAGCAGAGGTGGCGGAATGGCTGAACGAAAAGCGCTAGGAATAGATGTATTGACCGCCGCGAGGGAACGGGTAGCATATACACTTAGCCAATTCAAGCGCGTATATATCTCGTTTTCAGGTGGTAAAGATTCGACCGTTATGCTTCACCTTGCCATCGATGAAGCAAAAAAAAGAAACATAAAAATAGGTGTATTGTTTATTGATTGGGAAGTTCAATACAAGCTTACTATTGATCATTGCTTGAAGATATTTGAAGAATATAAAGATTACATTATTCCGTATTGGGTTGCATTGCCATTAACAACCGAATGTCCGATATCACAATATGCACCATTTTGGACATGCTGGGATAAAGACAAAAAAGATTTATGGATACGACAACCGCCTGAATATGCTATTACCGACTATTCATATTTTGATTTTTATACTTATGGAATGACGTTTGAGGAATTTATAATAAAGTTCGGAGAATGGTATGCAACGCAAGGATTTAAAAAGGATGAATCGGCTCAAATATTTGAACCTACGGCTTGTATGGTCGGGATACGAGCAGACGAAAGCCTAAATCGTCTCCTAAAGGTGAGGGTACACGAAAATAGAGAATATTGGAACGATAAAATATATTTGCTTAATTTGAAATCATCGCTTATGGACGTTGTATTGTGCCATCCATTATACGACTGGAAGACAGAAGATATATGGAAATATAATGGAAAATACTACAAGTCATACAACAAAATATACGATCTTATGTATCAGGCTAAGGTACCAATAAGCAAGCAAAGAATAGACGAATTTTTTGGCCCCGAAGCAAGGCGCGGGCTATGGATGCTTCATGAGATAGAGCCGGAAACGTGGTCAAAGGTTACAGGGAGAATCGTTGGATGCAATTCAGCCGCTTTGTATTCAAAAGAACACGGGAATATTAATGGTGACAGAAAAATAATAAAACCAAATGGCCATACATGGAAATCGTTTGCAGAATTGCTTTTGGCGTCTATGCCTGATAAATTATCTGAACATTATAAAAACAAAATAGCGACATATCTACATTGGTATAAAGAGCGAGGATATGAACGCGGATTGCCAGACGAAATAGAAGGGGATCTTGAAACAAAAGATAAACACCCATCATGGAGGAGAATATGCAAGGTGCTACTGAGGAACGATTATTGGTGCAAAGCCCTATCTTTCACCCCTACGAAGGCGACGAGCTACGAAAACTATTTGAAAGTAATGAGAAACAGGAGGGCAAGATGGGGAATGTTGATTTAGCCAAACACCCAGTATCGCGCGTTCAATGGGTTGCCGCCGAATTTGTATATGCTAATGATTACAACCCAAACAGCGTTGCTCCGCCTGAAATGAAGCTATTGGAAATATCTATTCAAACCGACGGGTTTACACAGCCGATAGTAACGTGGAAAACCGATGAAGGCTATGAGGTGGTAGATGGATTCCATCGCCACAAAGTTGGTAAAAAACTCGGGATGTCTCATCTCCCAATTGTAGTTTTGAATGATGAAAACACAAGCAAGGAAGAGCGTATAGCGGCAACGATCAGACACAATCGCGCCAGAGGAAAGCATCAAGTTAAAGCTATGTCAGATATTGTCGTCGAGCTGTCGCGTAGAAACTGGAGCGATGAACGCATAGGCAGAGAGCTAGGAATGGATGCCGACGAAGTTTTACGGCTAAAGCAAATTACTGGGCTTGCGGAGCTTTTCCAAAATGGCGATTTTTCTCCAGCCTGGGAATAATTTACTAAACATCCGTGTAGTACTTTTCCACAAAAATCGTGCAAATTCTGCGGAATTTGTGCGGTTTTTGTTTTTTGGGGTTGTAAGGCGAGGTGAGAGGGTATATACTCTATATATCGGGTGGCGAGAGAGTGGCTACCGACAGAAATTGACGAGGGTACTAAGATGACCAAGATTTTTACCGTAGACGTTGGCAACGACAAAATCGAATATTTTATGACTATCGATGGCGCTAAAAAAAGACTGTCCGACCACGGATATATCGAAGTTTCCGCCGAAGATTTTAACAACAATACCCGTGGCCAATGGCGCCATCCGGCCACGTTCTTTTTTGCCGAATCATACGCGTATCTTGGTTTTGTCAAGGCTAACGACTAAGCAACCCGCCCGGCATTGGTCGGGCGCATCCTAAATCATCGGAGCCCCCCCCCCATGGCATCCCCCCGCCCCGCAATCAAACGTCAATCTGGCACCTGGTACATTAAAAACTTCGGCCAGTGGCACCGCGCCGGAAGCTTGTCAGATGCCATAGGTTATTTGTCTATCATCGCTACACTAGCCGCGTCCGTTTCGCTTTCATCATGCGCCTCGCCACTTGTGGCTTCCTCGTTTCTTGACCTTGATGCCGCGTGGCAAATAACGTGCGAATTTGATCGAATCCCAGACCCGCCCGGAGGTTATTGGAAAAGCCCCGCCGAGTTTGAAGCCGATGGCGGTGGCGATTGCGAAGATTTTGCCACATACCTTTTATACCTTCTCGGCCCCGATTCTGGCGCCCGCATGGCTGTCATTTCCTCTCCCGGCCCCGGCGCTCCGTTTCATGCCATTGTGCAGCTTGCCGATGGAACGTTGATCGAACCGCAAATCTATCATGGATATTGGATTGACGCCGTGCCGCTGTGGACCCTTGAGTATAATACCGTCATGCACCTTGCAACAAACGGAAAAAAATCGCTTGACACGACGAGCCCCGAGGATGTAGAGTTGATGAAGATTATAGCGGCTTGCGAATAGCCGCCAATCAAGAATGCCTACGGCAGGCTTAGCCGGAACCCATTAATTGCCCTCGGGTAAATACAAACAGGAGGCGGCCTATTGAAATGGAAGTCTAGGCGGTGCGGCGGCACCTAAAACACGCCAACGATGCTAAGTTTTTGTGTGTAATTGGGCGGCGTCCGTTTCGGAGTTCCCGACGCCGCCCGTGTTTACGGGAAATAGCCAAGTGGTAAGGCTCCGGGTTTTGATCCCGGTTGTCGGTGGTTCGAATCCACCTTTCCCGAAGTCCATCGCCGGAGCCTAGCCCCGGTATCCAATCAATCGGGAGGGCATAATGCTCAACCCACTCAAGTCCATTTTCGGAGCGGTCGCCGCATTGGCCGCCAGCACGTTCCAACCGCGCATTCCCAAGGCACTGCGCCACTACGACGACGACGACGCCCCGTCACGTTCTATGCTCGACGAGCGCAAAAACGCCACGTTCGGATGGAAGCGCCACCGCGAAACAAGCCCCAACGGATTTGGCGGCACCGGCAAGCGCATTGCCCGCATCGGCGGTTACCGCAAAGGCCAGCCCGGCGCTAAGCTCATCCGTAAAATGATCCGCCGATATGGGTACATCCCCGTCATGCTGACGCAACCGGCGGTGGTCAAGGCGCTCGGCCAGAAGGAGGTGCAGCCATGATCGGCGCGCTGATTACCTGGGGGCTGTGCATCTTGTCATTCCTCGCCGGGTTTATCCTCTGCTCCATGTTTCGCATCGGACGCCTTGATGATGTGGAGCGGACGGAAGCAACTGACGCCAGCAAGCCCACCACCGAGACGCCCGCCACCGACGACTATATCGATTGGTCGAAGGTGCCGGATGGGTATGACTGGGTGGCGGTGGATGACCAGCCATGCGGAGGACTTACCGCTTGGGCATGGAATAAAAAGCCTAAAATAAAAATGGGAAGCATGTATAAAGACTGGCAAAATGGTGGTAGTTTAAACTTGGTAGACGACGCCATCATCGGCCCCCTCCCCCCATGGCGCGAATCCCTCCGCCATCGCCCAACTACCGAAAGTACGCCATCATGACCGCCGTCAACCTGACCCGCATCGCCGCCATCGCCCTCGTGGCCCCCGATAGCGACGAAATCCCCCGCGCCGTCGAATCCTATGAGCGCAAAGCCACCCCGGCGCAGATGACTAACCATCATATCGGCCCGGCCCGCATCGACCGCAAGCGCGAATGGAGGCGATCATGAACGACCACATTCCGGCCGACGCCGCCGAAGCCATAGCCGACAAGCTCCTTTCCCCGCGCATCGTGTCCCTCGAGCACATATGCGCCCATTCCGCGCCCCTCCCGGCGTCCGAGGGCTTGTGGCTCATCTACAACCTGCGCGCCAAGATGGCCGAATGCGAGACGATGCGCGCCGACCTCGAGGCAAGAACCCGCGCCGTGTGCATCATCGAATCCGCCATCGACGCCATGCGCGACAACCTCGACGCCGTGCTCGCGGCTACCACCGAAAGGCCGACGACAGACCGTGCCGAAATGTTACGAGCCATAGACAAGCCTGCTTCCGACGACAGCGAGCGAGCCGAAATCGAAAGATTCGTCATGAGCGTATGGTTAGCTATTCAGCGAAACATTATTTATTCCGGGCAGTATCTAGGCGTGTTGATATGCAAGCGCCTCGAGGCAGAGGATCGCATCGAAGAAATCACGGCCATAATAAACGAGCGACTAAAAAGCCGCATGGATATTGTAGCCGAAGAAGTTCAAGCAGACCTATCCTCCCGCCTATCAACCACCGAAAGGACAACCCCATGAGCCACAACAACCGCCGTCCTACTCGCCCGTCATTCGGCCCCGGCAAGCCCCGACGTGGCTCCCGCGTAGTCGATTCCGTCGAAGAGCTGAATGGCGGAAAATGGTACCGCGTTCCGATCCATTGCGGATCATGCGCCCAGTCGTTCCGCTCAACCAAGTGCCAGCATACAGGATGCTCCGTCAATCGAGAGCTGAACGAGGCAAGGCGAAGGGCCAGCGGCGAAGGCTGGTAAGGAAAAAATCATGGCCCGCCCCGAGTCCCTAATCCAGCAACAAATCGTCGAGCTTCTATCCACGCTCGCGGCGGTGCATGACTTCGTGTTTTTCTCTGTGCCGAATGAATCGTTTCTACTTGGCGGCCTCAATGGCTCCGGTAAGCAATTCGGCACCCTTGCCACTCTCAAGAAAATGGGAATGCGCCCAGGTGCGGCCGACCTTGTGATCGGCCACGAGGGGAAGATATATTGCATGGAGGTCAAAGACGCCGACGGCCAGCAATCCGCCGACCAGTTACTATTTGAAGCATGGTGCGTCCGTTGTGGCGTGCCGTACGTCGTCGTGCGATCATCCGGAGAAGTGCTGTATTGGCTAAGGGAATGGGGAATAATCCCGCAACGAAAAGAAAGGACATCAGAATGAAGTATAATACCTTTGAACACCCGGTGTTAAAAGAACACGCAAAAATAAAAAGAATGATAAAACATGGAGAAAAGCCGCGCGGATTTTCATCATTAAAAGATATAATCCTTGAATCATTTAAACTTTCTATTAAAATTAAAAACGGGACAGCTCAGACGGAAAGTTTAATATTACTAATGTACCACGAAAATAAGTCTACTCATTATTACGTTGAAACGAACGAACTTTATGATTTTTTGTCTGGGATGCAAATAAAAGAAATTCCCAAGTTAAACTCTGATATTATAGAATCACTTCTTCTTGAGCCTGTAGTTAGGCTTGATGATGGAAGTGAAATGTGGTGTAACGTTGGGCATATACATTATCAATTAAACGAACCGGCGCTATCATTTTTAATTCTTGTTAGCAAGAGAAACAATAATAATGAACATATAACACTTTGCCTAATGAGAAACAATGACGTTGTTTATTATGGAGCTAACTTTGATCTTGAAAATATTTATAAAAATGATTGGGGAAATACAAATTCAGATTATCCGATTAGTAAAGTAATTTCAGACACGCAATTGGTTATCAATTTTTTAATTTATAAAACAATGTTTCCATGGTTAATAATAAATGATGCTCCATCTGGACAACCAGTAGAATATGTGGCATCAACATGCAAAAAAATAAAGACAGAAGAAAGCCTCATAGACAGGTCTGGAGTAACGCCTCATTTTAGGCGCGGACACTTTGCCCATCTGACTAGCAATAGATATAAAAATGCAAAGGGAAAGTATGTTTTCGTAAAGGCAACATATGTAAAAGGCTTCATGTCAAAAACAGTAATAGATGGAATTGACGAACGGAAAGCCATGTGAAACAACGCGGCCCGACAAATTGCAAATTCCGCCATGAATGCTGGCATGGAGACCTGTGCGAATATCGATCAACCGGCTACGAAGTCAAAGGCGAATGCTTCCACCCTAATGGCAAAGCGCCACAGGAAAAACGCGAGCAGCTTGCCATAGTCCAGGAAGTGCCGACCAATGCGGCAGAATATCGAGAGGGGGAATTGTTTTGAGTGAACTATTTTATATGCAAGATTCAAGGTCATACGTCGGCAACGATATGCTATGGTGGAGCCGACACGGGACGGGCTACACTACTAATTTAATAAACGCCGAAATATACACAAAAGATGAAGCTACCAAAATGCACGAATCAAGGCATACGGATGTTCCCTGGCCGAAGGATTATATCGACGCACGCATTAGGCCCGCCGTAGATATGCAAAAATGCAATTTCAAAGAAGCTCATAAAAAAACAGGCATTAAACGACTAAAGGACAAGCTGCCTAAAAGAGAAATAATTAAATGTAATAAATGCGGATGTTTTCTATCGATAGAACAAATGTATGGAAACTGTCCTACTTGTGGATCGGATAATCGCCCTTGACCGCCCTCCGCCCCTACCAAAACGAAGCCCGCTATCAGGTGAACACGCTCCTGAACGCGGGCCGTCATCCCATTGTCGCCATCCCAACAGGCACCGGAAAAACAAAAACCGCCGTCCAGATTATCGCCGATCAAATCAGCCTCGGCCGCCGCGTATGGGTGCTCGTGCCTTCGGTCGAAATCCATTCCCAGTGGGTAGTCGAATCCACCATCGCCAACCTCAACCCCGGCACCATCGATCAAGACGGCGTCAAAGGCCGCGACCGTGGCGTCTATATCTGCATGCCCCTGTCGCTTATTAACATTTTATCACGTATCCCTGAATCCATATACCCAGATGTTATCATCATCGACGAAGCCCACCATTCCGCCGCCGATACTTGGGAGGTGATTTTCCGATTTTTTCCGCACGCCGTCCGCCTTGGTTTGACCGCCACCCCGCGCCGTACCGACCGCCGCCCACTCGCCCCGTACTATGACGATATCGTCCAAACCATCACCATGGCCGAAGCCGTCTCCGCCGGATACCTTGCCCGCCCCTTGTGCATCGTCCCGAAGCAATACCATCTCGACGTTTCAATCAAAGACGGCGACTACGACCCCGCCGAGCAAGCCCGCCTATTGGGCGAACCTCAAATTATCGGCGACGTGCTCGGATCATACCGCGACATTTTCGCCGGGCTCCCCGTCCTTGTGGCGTGTTCGACGTTTGAGCATGCAAATATGATGACCGCCGAATTCCGCAAAGCCGGTTGGAAATGGGCGCATATCCATTCCAAGCTTCCAGACGCCGAGCGAAAAAGAATGCTCCGCGATATCCGCGCTGGAAAATTGAATGGCCTTTGTACCGTAGGCATCGGCATCGAAGGCATGGACATCCCCGGCCTTTATGGCCTCATCTGGCTACGGCGCACCCTGGCCCTAACCATCTATCTGCAATTTGTTGGCCGCGTTCTCCGCCCCATGCCAGGCAAAAAATATGGCGTCATCCTCGACCCCGTAGGCAATCTTTTTATCCACGGCTTCCCCGAATCAGATCGCGTATGGACACTCGAAGGCATCAACCCTCCCGACCCCGACCAAGCCGCGCCAGCCATGAAAGAATGCCCATTCTGTGGCACGTACAATGCCACCGCGAATGAAGTCTGCCATTTTTGTGGCCGCGTAATAGTTGGTGAAGATGCGGAGGCGGCCCGGCGCGACAAGAACCAGCGCCACCTACCGGCTATGGTCGATGGCGAATTGGTTGCGGTCACGTCGGACGGCATGGCGCAATCTTTGTCCGACCGTGCCGAAAAAATCCGCATGGAAAGCGCCGATGAACTGGCCCGCGAGGACGAACGAAAAGAGCATCCGCCCGAGGTGTTGACGCGCAATGCAAAGCAGGATATACTACGTGTCGGGTTGTTTGCGAATCGGCGCCCGTTGTTCCGTGAGGCGCTGGAGAATTTGAAGTAAGGAGGCCCGAAGCCATGAAGATCGAAATCGAAGTATCCGACAAAAACGAAGCCACCGCTGAGCCGTGGTGGGTAATTGTAGACCCGAAGCAAATGATGGCTCCCGATCCATATGCCGTCATGATGAGCATGGTGACAGGCCCGTTTTTTAGCAGGGAAGAAGCGAGGGCTGTACTTGAAGCAAGGCGCCATCATTACTCCCCGCGCGCCGTCGTCTATTGCGCGTCAGGATGCTATACCACGCAGTACCGCAAAGCATGCCGCGAGGCCGAGGAAAAGGCCTAGCTGTCGTCAAAGGAGGCCCCCAAATGTTCACCCGCTCCATAACCCCAACGTGCCCGAAATGTGGCAAAAAGTTCACTATTGAATTGCTCAACGCCGAGCGTGAAATCTTGGCATTAAAGCGGGAGATATCCGACCTCAGGGCGAGGCTTGCGGCGATGTCGCAAGATTGTGGATCGCTTGACGACTTAAAGAAAATGTTTGGAATGTAAGGAGGCCAAAGAATGATATGCCCATGCTGTAAATATGATGAGGAGTTTTCGCCGACACACAACAAACCCTTCATCGAAATTATCCACCTCGAACGCGGTCCGCTTGTCGCCTCAAGGGGATATGATGGTCAAGCGATATGGTCAGGAACTCCCGTCAAAGCATGGATGTGCCCGAAGTGTGGTGTGGTGTTTGGGGAGGTGCAATCGTGACCCTACAGGAAAAAATCATCGACTACTACCGCGCCGGATATTCTCAGCGCTCCGACTCCGGCGACTGGACACTACCCAAATACCTACCATCAAAGGTGCGCCTACCTAAAACAGTCCGTAGCGATTCGTTCGGATTCTTGCCCGAAATCATAGCTCCACCCGGAGACTACGAAACGACAAGCAATAAATACGGCGCGGTATGCGTAATCGTCGGCGATAAAAAACTTGGCGTAAAACCGGGAGAATTTGAAATACTGGAAATGGTCGAGAATCCCGCGAGGAAGCCGCTTTGACCCCTTACTGGTACATCCAAAACGACTTTATCGAAAAGCGCTCTCGCCGTGTCGGTGCCTCCGATGTCGCCGCCTTGATCCCGAACCCAGAGCGCCCCAACGAATCGCTATCCGGATACGAACGCACCGCAGTGACCGTATGGGAAGAAAAAACCGGCCGCCGAGCGCCGTCGTCTGTCGGCCTTCCGGCGGAAATGGGACACTGGAATGAAGTCAAAGCAATTGAGTTATTCATCCGTGATATCGACGCACCCATGTCTCGCGAATATGCCCTCGAGCGCTTGCGGTACGAAATGCTTCTAGAGCAAGATCCCCGCCGCCGCCCGAGGTCATATCAGTCCACGCCGTTTAAGCATAACGCCCAATGGTACAATGACGATTTTATCGTGCATCCGGATGGGGTGTATGAGCCGTCGGGAAGCGGGATAAAGTGGGAGGCGTTTGACGAGGCCGGGATATTAAAAGCCCACGGATACGCCGTCGACCTGTCAGCCCCTTTCCTAATCGAAGCCAAAACTGCCAGCTACTGGTCAGCCAAGCGCCGCAACGGTTCCCTCGTATCAGGCTATGACTTCGACCTCCGCACATGGCAAGGAATTCCCCTCAAGCATTTCGTGCAAATCCAATTCCAGCTCGCATGTCTCGATGTCGAAGTCTGTTACCTCCCGCTACTATACGACTCGGCAAGTTTCCACGTATGGGAAATTCGCCGCGATCGCAAAACAGGCGATAGCCTTATCGACCTGGCCGGCCGCATGGCGTGGCATATCAAACACGACGAGCCGCCTAAAGAAATGGCCATGAACGCCGTCGACATCGCCGCGCTCTATCCCACCCTCACAGACGACTTCCGTATGCTCCCTGAAGATGCCACCGATGCCGCAATCGACGCCGCCAGAAAATACCGCCGAGCTAAGGCCCAAGAAAAAGCCTGGAAGCAAAAAGCCGAGGACGCCTCGGATGCCCTTGCCTGCTACCTCAAGGATACAAAAGAAATCCGCGTTTTGCGTGATGGCGAGATTGTGCCGATTGCAAAATGGATCGAGAAGAAAGGCTCCGAGCGCATCATGGGCCTTAAGGAAATAAAAGCCTTGACCGATGGCGACAAATTGTGCGATACTCTGCGCGATGCCGGAGCAATCAAAACCAGCGAAGCAAGCCGATACGTCGGCGTAATGTTGAAAGATGATGAAGAGGAGGAAGAGGAATGAGCGATAAAGCAGAAACGGTATGCCCGACGTGTCATGGCAAAGGGCGCATAGAAGCGAATGGCAATCAGTTCCAGGGTAATTGGCACGATATGCCATCAGGATCAACCAATGGCCCAAACAGCTACTTCCCGAGTGGTTGTATTCCGGGAGGCCCGCATAGGCACGCCATCCCGGATGTCTATCTAGGAACCGTAGTCGGCTACCCACGTACCGCCGCCCACGTCAAAACATGGCTTGACGAGTGCGCTATGATGGCAATGGGTGGATTGATCGAATCGGCGTTTACTCACATGACAGAAGAGACGGAACGAGGCAAGCCCATGACGCCTGGAGCAGTTGCGATATGCGAAGAAATAGGAAAGACCGCCTACGTCATCGCCGAAAAAATGCTTGCCGAAAAGCTCCGCCGAGAGAATGAAGCCGCTGAAGGCCAGAAAGGAAAGGAATGATGATAACGAAAGAAGAATTATTCGACGAGATTGAAATTGACGAAGGCGACGCGGTATTTGTCGTCGTCCAACACAAGAAGCGCCAAACGATGCAACGTTTTGCCTTCGGTCATGACGCCATCTCCCTTATTGGCTTGCTTGCCTACCTGCAAGATGATGTCATTCGCCAGATACGCGGCGAGATAAAAGCAGATATAAAAACAGTGAGCCGCACCGTGTTGGTAGAAAAAACCGAGGAAGAATCATGAAACTATCCACCACGCAAACCCTCGGCCCGCTAGTCATCGAAGCCGGATATTTTTCCGGCAACAATATTACCGGCCCCAGTGCCACGATTCTCGAATACCTTGAAGGCGTCGGATGCCATGGGTATTGCCATGGGTATCTTGTGCTGTTTTCGGTGTCAATCTTGCGCGTCGTGCTGTCGGTCGGAATTGATTTTGACTGGAAGAGAAACAAAGAGGGGAAGTGAAAAAAATCATCGCTTATTATTTCTGGCTTGCATTTTCCTATTGCGTCGTAGCCGGTCCCGCGTGGCGATTTGTTCTAGGCGCTAGTTTTCCGATATGGAAATTAGTTGTAATAGGAATATTGCAGTCTACTATAATCATGGTTCAAATGGTTTTGTTCGGTGGAAAAAACAAGGAGGGGAAGTGAAAACGTGCGAAACATGCAAATTCCTACAAATAAAACCAGCACGCGAATGGGTTGAAGTTCCGTGCAAAGGTTTTTGGGGTAAACTTGGAATGACAGATTATGAAATAATCGCCAGCAATACGGAAGTGGAATACTTTTGCATGGCGCTTCCTGAAAAAACCTACGTCTACAAAAAGGATCGCCAAGAATGCTCTATGTACAAGGAGGCAACCCCAAAATGACCAACCCCACCCGTACCTGTTGCGGCTTCGTAGTCAAATCCGGCAAGAGCATTCGCCCCGATGGCGCCGTCGTGTTCGGCTACTATTGCGATTCATGCGGCCGAAAAGGATACGGCGATTCTCCCGCCGAAGCCGCCGCAGCATTTGACGCCTCACGCCCCACCGCCCCCACCGTCAACAAAATCGCCCCACCCCGCCCACTTGTCAATGCCGCAGACCTCGCGGCTTGCATTGCCGACCGCTCGTCAGAAATCGCTAGCATAGCCGCCCCGTTTGTCAAAGCCGACCGCCCCGCCTTTGCCCTCATGGTCAAGAAAACTACGCGCTACGTCATGGGCCTGTCCGGTGACAGCTGGGCGAAGGTATGGGCAACCCCCGAAGGCCGTGACTCAATCATCGCCGCCATGGAAGAAGCCTTTCAGCTTGGCGCCACGTTGCCGGACATGGGATGCATGGTTCCATTTGGAGGCATTGCCGAATTCATACCCGACGTGGAAGCGTACCGATTTGCAGTCACTACCGGCGCGTCGGCTCCGTTCTTGTCGCTGGAAATTGAGCCGATATTTAAAAACGACAAGTACCACATAACCCGCAAGGAAGGAGACTTTTCTATTACATTCGACTCCATCCTTGCCTCAAGAGGCGACGTGATCGCGGTCGCGGTCTATGGCGCGCATCGGTCGGGAAAAACGCTTGGTGAGGTATACCCCGTCGACCGCCTCGTCGAAAAAGCCCGCGTTCATTCGCAATCATACCGTACCTACCTTCAGGACGTAGCAGCGTTTGAATCGGCAAAGGTGGAGGGCAAGCTCAAGAAACAGGATGGCCGCGAGTACGTCGAGAAGGCAATCCCAAAGCGCGACGGAGGAACGTGGAACAAGCGCATCTATCTTGACGAACTGACCAACCCCTACGACGGCGCCGACCGCCCCGAAATGCTCCGCAAGCTGGCGGGGAAATCATTCCTCGCCCCGTACATCAAAACGCGCAATTCCACCGCCGCGATAAACGAACTGCAAGAAGATGATGACGTATCCGCCATGCTCGACGCCGCGCTCGATCAAGCTTTCGACGCTATGCCCGCCGACCGACCGACCGACGACCCGCACCCCGAGGACAAGCGCCAATCGTCCCGCCACGCAATCCCAGAGCCAAATGACGATCTTGCTCCTCCGCCTGCTGCCCTTCCATCCGAGAAGCCCGATCTAGTCACGCGCAAAAAGCCAGACACAAAGGAGGAGCTCTCCGCCGATTCCAAGGAGCCGCCCGCCGACGGAGAGGAGAACGTCTTATTCTAACCGCCACCAGACGAATTGCTACAATCTGTCTTACTGCTATCCTAGCGGCGTGCGCGCAACCATCAGGATACCTAGTCGTCGAAATTGCAACCGAAAGCATATCCGTTTCGCAAAACGCGCCAGAAGAAGATCCAGAAAAGCCGACCCCAGAATCAGCGCCGGAATCTCCGGCAGAAAGAGAGATACCAATGATCAAGCCGATCCCAGTCTACCCCGCCTATATCGTCGAAGGCGCTACCCTGTGGGGCGTTCCGTCAACCTTGCAAGGAACTAGCCATCGAGAACGCATCGAAGTACAAATTGAAGATGGAACGCCGCCGCCTGGCGCTATGACATTTTCAATCGTTGGCGGATACCTGTATTTGTACATCGATCAAAGAACCGAAACCGAAACGATTATCGATTGCTACCGTCAAGCCCTCGGCACCCTTACGGTAGAAATCGTTAACGATGTCCCAATATGGCCCGCCGAATCTCGCGTCGTGCTGGACTCCCCCGCATGGCTCATCGAAACGTCAACCATCAACGGCGTCGAATGGTCATATATCTATAACCGCTCGCCGGTATTTGATGAGCCTGCTCCGGTACCAAAGGGCCATTTCGTATGCCGCCGCGAGATGGCAAGCGCGTTCGTCGTGCTGGATAATGGGCTACTGTGGCAAAGCGAGCAGGGGATCGAGTTTTGCAATACGGCTCGGAAGGGTGCGTCGGTGGTTTGTGAGGGGAGGTTGTGGAAATAGACACCCGCTGCCTATAGAAAAACCCCGGAAGGCCGAAACCCTCCGGGGTATATTTTTGTCCTACCCCCTATCGGGTGTACTTGTCCGTTACGCCGCTACAAGAATCACGACATACGGAACGCCTACCGTGTACGACTGATCGCGGGTTTTTAGGCCGACGCGAGGGGTGCCGTTGGTGCCGTCGGATTCTGGAGCTTCTACCATGTTTGTAGTATATGTTTGCCCTGCTCCATATCTTACCGTTCCACTCGATGCCGCTACCGAAACTGGGAATCCATAAGATCCGCCCGATATGGAAGATGCAAGTCGCCCTGTATGGAAATGCCCCTGCGTCTGATCCGCTAACACCTCGCCCATCGCGTCAGCCTGCCCACCCGTTGCATCGATTCCCCTTGGCACCTTGCCACGAGCATCCGCCGCCGTCCTTGATCCGGTAGACCCCGGCATCCATACGCCCTTGAGATGCCACGCCTCCACAATCGTCGACAGCGCCCCTGAGCCAATCGCCTGCCCATCAAGGTGTACCAAATATGCGTTATAATTAGCCCCGCTCACCCCGCCGAAATTGTGCAAGCCTAGCGACAAATATTGCGAGTATGCCGCATTGTTAAAATCATGTAATGGCGACGAATCCCCAACGATTACTCGCCCCGAGGTGTGCGCCGCCAGTAGTTCCCGCTTGTCCGGTATCGCCATCCAGTACGTCGGTTCCGTCAGCGGGTCGTGATTCGTGTTGCTCGTCGACAGGTTGACAAACTGAATTCCATACCGCATGACGGTCGTGCCCTTGACAGTATACGCCGTCGCCGCCGACCATGCCGACACACCGCCAACGTATACCCCAGCAAGCTCCTCGATGGCCTGCAAAAAGTCGGAAGCCGTCTCGCTCTCGGCCGCATCAGAAAGTACGCCGCCGGTTTTGTACCGCTTGATTGTCGCCTCAAGAGCGTAGTAAAGATCGTTGCCCCAGTCGGCTACAACGCCCGAGCCGGTATCGTCGCCGGGATTGTCGCGTATTTTGCCCTCGGAAAATCCGGTAGTAGCGGCGTCGTAGTTTGAAAGAATGGTTGCTAGCTTTCTCATGTTGGCCTCCTAGTAGGTGATGGAAATTTTATACGAAGTAGAATCAGAAGAAGCGGTATAAAGGCTCATTGTTCCAAAATCTGGAGTAACGGTTCCATGATAGTAATCTACAGGTTGTACTCCAAATATTCTTATACTAGTGCTCGACATTCTTTCTGCATAAGAAAAAACAAATCCTAAATTTGTTCCAGTACTGGTTATTGCTATTCCGGTAACTCGAATCCTATCCCCTATAGTTGCAAGAACCGATGACAGCGCCGCATAAATCTGTGCCACGGTATACGTTCCGTGAAGATATCCATTAAACGCACTTATCTTTCCAGTACCAACGCCGACATGCACACTGTCCACAGTGTCAGCATTCACCGCATTAGTCGCATTCGTCGCTAGCGTCGCCGTCGCCGAATTCTTCCCCGTCAACTCCGCTGGTATCCGGTCAAGATGAATCGCCCCTGTCAACTGAGCGGCGTCGTGGAAATCGCTCGGATCTTCACCAACAAGCGTATCCGCATCATCCGCATGATCAGCATCGGGCGCCTTGAACGCGGTGAACACCGCCGCCAATTTCGCCCACCATCCGGCCCCAAAGATGCCCGACCATAGCGCTTTTCTGGTTGCTCCAGTCTGTGATATTTCTATATACTCCGTCCCTGCAAGAGGGAGAGTTCCGCTTGTTAAATCCGGTATGTCCTTATAAACAATTTCTGCCATTATGCGCTCCTTGTGTCTCCGTCACTTGTACTTCGCGTGTCGCCATCGCTTGTAATTCTAATAACCCTCTGCGCCACCTGAGCAACACACCACCGCCCAAGATACTTAATCGCCGTTACCAGCTTGATTAAATACTGCACCTGCTCTTCTGCAATAAAAAGCATCTCGTCAGCAGTCGCCAGTCGATCCGCAAAAGGTGACAAGAAAAACACCCCGCCCCATAATTGCGGGTCTGTGGGCAATCCTCTCAAAGCGGGCTGTGGATTCGTGTAGTTTTCGTTTGCCGTTCCGAATTGCGTCGATCCGCCGAATTGCGTCGATCCGCCAAATTGCGATGTCGAAGCAATGACCCGTGATCCCCGCCTGTTGGCGCTCGATGTGATAAGCACTCCGGGCACCGTCGAAGGATCAATGCGGCTCGGCATTGTTCCCCATTGCGTCGTTTGATCAAATTGCACTGAACCGAACTGCGTTTCTTCTCCGGCAATTGGAACATTTTCAATCACGTATAGCGGAAATCCGGCAGCTTGAATCTGCTGCTGCAGCCATCCCGAACCACCGGAACCATACTGCGACGCTCGTTCAACCAGTCGGGCCACTCGCTCGTCGTCGGTCAAATCGCCAAGCGATGCGATTCCATACTTCCCCTCAAGGTCGGAAAGCGTTTCGACGTCGGTTGCTGTAGATGGGACGGTTGCCGACTGGACTAGCCCCAAGTACTCCCATACCCGACCGAATTCGCGCGACAAGCCGGCCCAAAGCTTGCGAATGGTTGGCCCTCCAAGGATGCCACCGGCAAGCCCGATGCGGCGCATGGTTGTCGCTATGCTGTCACTTATTGCCATCTCCGCGTCCTTCCTTGCGCCTCGTGGCTATACCCGGTCAACAAACGTCACCGTTCCGAGCTTTGCTTTTTCGCCGCCATAAAGCACGTACGACGATAGCTGTAGGTCGCCAGAATCGCGTACTACAAGATCGAGGATGCTCGCCCCGCCTTCGCTGGCCACGTCAAATACCGCCGACGACACGCCTGAATCCGTCATGGTGTCATTTCGCAATAGCGATACGCCTTCATTGTACGGCGACAAGTCAAGCATGTAGTCAGTCAACGCCGACTCAATGTCCGTTTTGATTTGTGCCGTGCCATCCTTAATATCGATGGTCACGTCAAAAACCTTCCGCGTGATCGGATAGCATGTCACCACGTCGCATATCGGCTTGCGATCAAGTAGCCCCGTTTCAGGATTGCTCGTAACATACGACAGTAATGTCGCGAGTTGCGCGGTGGTCGGTATGCCGTCGGTCTCGTTGTCGACCTCTCCATAAATCCATACCTCAAGGGGTGCGCTTCCTGCAACCGGCGATACCCAAATGAAATGAGGCGCCTCGATACCCCATAGGTAGTAGTCCGCCGGTGATCCACCAGTATAGCGCCGTTTGTACCTCGCAATGACTCGCGCACGGAATGACGCCTCACTCTCCTTGTCGTCGCCGTCCGTCGTCGTATCGACCACCACCGCCGCTCCTGTCAGCACTGGGTCGGGCGTGATGATCGATAGCGCCTCGCCGTCGGCGATGTTTCCGGAGTCGCCAGCCGATACCGCCGTGAGGGTGCAGAGCTTTAGGCCGCCCGCGATAGTTCCGCCGGTCGTGACGGTGTAAACTTGATTTGTTGACGACTTGAACGCCGTGCCGACTGTGACCGACTCGCCCGTGGTGCCGTATACGTTCGCCGTGATGACCGCCGCAACCGCTGGCGTAGGAGATATGCCGACAAGCTTCCCGAGTAGCACCAGAGCCGCATAGTCCGCCGTCTCGGGGAAAATCTGTTTGTAGACCCAAAGTATCGCGTTATACAAAAGTATCACGACACCAGCAACGGCTCGGGCCACGACCTTGTTGAACGCCTTGGCTAGGCTCGGCGTGGTCTGGCCGGTGTCGCCTTCGATATCGGATATGATGCGATTGGCTATTTCGGTAGCGCTTGGAATTGTTGGTAGTGCCATTATCTATACCCCTTAGCGGTCAGTGTTCCTTTTTCCCAGTTGATAGAAAAGCGAGTTTTTCCAGTTGGCGCCACAATGTCGACTGACCATCCAATTGAATACGCGGATATAATCTGGCCTGTAACCGTAACGCTCGACGCGGCTTTCGACGACACCAGAAAAGCAAGCGCCCGCTCGATGGCCTTCTCGCCGTTGACTTCCGTCTCTTCATTGACGCGAGCATTTTTGACGACGCCCGGAAACGCCGAATTCATGCGCTCGTCCGGGTTGTCGGTCATGCCGTTCATGGGGCCGCCTTCTCCGAATATGGCCAAAAGGACGCAGGTCTCGAAGCCGTCAGTCATAAGCGGATGGCCGTTCTCGTAGACGATATCGCATTCGTTTGTTAGCGGGTCGTAGGTTAATAGCACGTCGCCGGTATATGTCATGTCAACGACCCTGTTCCGGTAGTCGCACCGGTACCTGTTGCGGGAGTTACCTGCACGGCTATACCTGCATTGACAGTAGCGCTTAATACCGCCGACCTGATAATGTCAGCCATAGTATCTGCAAATGCGTCCTCGGTCATTGCGCTATTTTTTGCCGAATTGTATAGCGCCAATAACGATGCTTTTATCGTGGCCTTGACTACTGCCATTATATATCCTTTACGAGCAATTTGAACCGCTCGCCGATTGCGGTAAGATTTGCTATACTTGTCGGCATAAGCGCGTGATTCGTAGGGCTTCCGAACGTTTGTATTGCAAGTATTTCATTGATCAAGTCATTTATTAAACCGGCAAGATTTTCGGCCGCGTTTTTTATTCCTATTTTCCCATCGCTATCAAGTAGCATAAATGCTTTTTCCGATCCATCTGCATCAGTAGAGTAGACCTTGGTCGCGCCGGGATTTGCTGGCGGGTCGACGCTATAGGTATATGCTCCAATAATAATTGACAGGCTTCCAATACGGATTCGGACGCCTTTGGTTTTTTTCGACGGCCTAGAGACGAACCCATGCGCCGCGTACACTTCGGCATCAAGGCCGCGCTCGGCATCGCCTGAAGCGGTAGCTACTACCGACGGCCCCTCGGCGCGGTCTATAGTTTCTATTTCGGTACTGGCAATAGAGATGAAATTTGCTCGCTCCACTATTGTATCTCCAAGAATCCCGGCTGCTTGGACGGGCCACTTGCCGGGGGCCGGGCCGGATATCCATACCACGGGAACGGCTCGCGCGGCATGGTAAGCGTATACGACTCGGGTAGCACTAGCTGCATTTCCGCAACGTCGCCGCCTCCGTCGTCCTTGGTAAGCTCGACGGATTCTGTAATGTACTCGGCCTCTTTGAACAAGAATGCTCCGGGCGCTTGCAGGGTCAGCTTTTGATTCTCAGCCCATAGTTCGCCATTGGCATTGCGCCAACCTGCCACGCGCACGGGTATCGATATCGACTCGGCAAAGCTTTTCGCCATGCGCCATTGCGCCGCCGTTTTAATGTTGCCTTCCTCGGCTTCGGACGCCTTGAACGCAAAGCCGCGAGGGCGGGAGACGGCCGAATCGTTGAGCGTGACTGATACGCCAGAGACGCCTGATTCTTCGGTCAATCCAATCCATTTTGAATACCGCTTGGAGCCATCGAACGACGACGCGACGGACAAGAGCGGGTAGACGCCTTGAATAAGCGAGCACGCCGGGCGGTCTTCGGTATTGGCGCGGCATAGAAGCAAGTTGCCATCGGGCATGGAAGTAATCAAAAAGCCTTTTTGCTTGGCAAGGTCTTGCAGGAATTCTCCGTCCGGTTGCGTGGCATCTTGCTCGACTCGACCGAACGCATCGCCGACCGCCGTTTGCGTTACGACGCCGCCGGAACCGTTAGACGAGTAACACGTGATACCATACGGCGCGGCGACTTCGCGGCAAATATCGAGGAGCGTCAGGCCACTTTTGAATACTAGATTTTTGCGCATACCCATACATTCGAGCATTTCGCCAGGCATCGTTCGGCACTCGATCTTGGCGACGGTTCCGGCGTCAGATTCGGAGTAGTCCCACTTCGACGCGAGCGCGGTGATATACAGTTCACCGCCGATATACAGTTGCGCGGTGTACCAGGTGAACGGGCGGAGAAGGTCGACCATCGTGCGGTTGTACGGATCAAATGGCAATTCAAAAATAAACCCGCTGGCGATTTGGTTCATTTGGCGACCGATACGGCCGGTTTTCACGCCTTCTAGCTTGACACCATTGAGGCGGATTTCAATCTGCGTATCGAAGTCGGCTGTTATTGTTTCGTTATTATAACGATTTTTATAGAGCGGAAGAAAAAGCGAGTCACCTCCGAATACTACCGGAATGCCTTCTAGGGATAGCGTGCGGTCTTTTAGCGTATCATAATTGGCGGCTACGACAAACGATGAAAGGTCGCGTCCATAGGCGAGGCGGGATATTGTGCGGATCGTGTCGCCATAGACGACGGTGTACCATGATCCTTGCGTGGGCTTAGGCATACTCCCTCACAATCAGGCCGTGCGCTATTGCCCGTCGTTTCATGTCAGCGGTACCGGTTCCACCGGGGAACAATATGCAGATATCCGCGTGTTCCGCCATGGCTTCGTTGCGGATAGGGCCGGCAGCCTTGCCATAACGATACCAGTCGGCGGGGAATATCAACACGGAAATTCCGTGGTACTCGGCCCATCGCTCGCCAAAATTGTCAGCTCCGCTCGCGCCTCCGGACACGACTGCATCTATCCCGAGGCTGTCGCGTAGACTGTCGAGCCATGCGGCCTCGGCTTTTCCGCCTTGGTAGTTGCGCCCTCCGGCTATGATTGCCTTAGGCATACCAACACAACTCCCGACCGCCCGGTATCTCGACAAATTCCGCGCCGACTATTTTATTTGTCCGGCAATAGAAGTCGAGCCGCGCAAGGTCGCCATATCGTACCCATGTTTCCGTCAACGGGTCAGACGGGGCGATGAGCCGATACGTACGCCGCGAGGCAAGGGAGAAGGCGCGATCTAGTAGCAGGGCCTGTCCGTTGTACACCGCGCCGTAGAGGTCGCTTCCTACGTCATGGTCGGGGACGAATAGCGTCTTGATCCCGCCGGACAGGGCAAGCGCGGTTGCATCCATTTGGGCTAAGTATTCGGCGTAAGTGTCCGTCATAGCATCAAGCGAACCGGCCACGCCGTCTCGGGTTTCGTAGGTGACATTGACCGCCGCGAGCGCAACCGACGCCGCCGACATAGCGCCCATGTACTGATATGTGAGCGCCAGGTTCAGGCGCTCGGCGCTTGTTGAGGCGTTGGCGATATCGGTGCCGTATTGGTCGATGAGATCGGACGCCATTCCGAGGTAGCCGTTGACAATATCGACGGTGGTTTGCGGTACCGACGCAATGGTTTGGAAAATTTGGCCGAATTGCGAGAGAATGACGACGGGGGATGCGCCTTCATCGATTGCTGAATAAAGGTCAGCGACAAGCGCGTCGATTTCTTCACGGACATCGGCTATGAGATCCTTGGTGCCATCGATAAATCCCGTCACGGTTGCGAGCTTGCCCTTAATAGACGCCTTGAATTTGGCATAGGCGACTTTGCTTGACGTGACCATCTTCTGCGCGCGCTCAAGGGCGTTAGCGTCGATCTTTTTTGTTGCGTCGGCAATGCCGCTTGCGGACAGTTTCGAGCTCTGGCCGAATGTTTGTGATTTTGTTTCGCGGAACTCGACGGTAACGCGGGCAATGCCGACGCCGCCGCCGATGAATGATTCGTTTTGCTCGGGGGAGCCAAAGGGAATGACGGCGACATCGCCCCATCTTGGATGGTTGAGGATGCCGGGGGCGTCGGGGGTATAGCGCTCGTACATGGAGGCGTAAAAGGCGTCGGCTTCGGTATCGCAATTTTCTCCGACGAAGTATACCTCGAGGGAAAAAACATGGAGGCTTGAACCCATATCCTGGAGAATCGTTTCGTCAGAGTCGACCACTTCATGGACGGCGGTTTTTTTCGTGCGCGAACGGGAGAGGGAATCGAAAAGAAAAGATGACTCCACGCCAGACGGGGAGGTAAACCGGCCAGCGCGAAGTCGGGATACGAACGCCGGGACGGAAGCGGCATCCACGGCGGGCAGGTCTAGGGTTAGGACATCGCTCACTGGAGCCTCCCGTATGATAGCGAAGGCTGGGCGGGGCCGCCTGGCGTGGTAGAAACTGCGGCGCCGCGCTCGGGGCGGACAAAGACCTCGGAGACTGAACGCGACTCGGAATAGGATCGAGACTCGGCGCCGTAGGTAGTCGGGCTGGCGTAAGCGGGGGCGGCATTTCCGGTCAAGAATTCGTTCATGTTGCTTTGGAATCCCTTGATTGCGCCGAGAGCGGGGGCGAGCTTGCTACTCATGCCGGGGATTTTGGACATGAGCGACAGGAGGCCGACTATCGCGTCGATTACAAGGTTAATCGGGGCGAGTAGACCGGCCATGAACGCTTGGCCGATTTCAAGAATTACGGCCCATATTTCCTTTCCAATATCGATAAATGGTTGCATGGCGGCGACTATTTCTTCCCAGTATTGGACAATGAGAACGATTGCGGCGATAAGGGCGATGATAGCGACAATAATCCACGTAGTCGGGTTGAGCATCATTACCGAATTATATATCGCCATGGCTACGGCTACGGCTTTGATAGCTACCACAAGGGTCAGGAGCATCGGCGCGAGGGGCGATACAAACTTGACGACATCGATAACCGTTCTTCCGAACGACAGCATTGAGTCTATGAGCTTTCCAATATCAACTTTGTCAAGCCATTCTCCAAAGCGGTCAGCGTTTTCAGATATATACGCCGACAGCTTGTCGATAAGTGGGTTAATTTTATCAAGAGCTTGGATTCTGAATTCTAGCAACTTTTTGACGACCGGCTCTATGGCCTTGCCGAGCAATTCCCATGAATCGCCGCGCAAATTCGCTTCCTGTAATTTTAGTCCGGCGGTGGTTTTTGCAATGGCAGCAGCGGTTCCGCCGTACTGCTTTTCTATTTCGGTAAGTATTATATCTTGCGCTTGCGTTATTTTACCACTTTCAACCATGCGCTTTATCATGGCTTTTTGCGTGACGGAAAACTGGATTCCGGAGCGAGATAAAGCCCCGAGGTTGGCAACAGGGTCGTTTAGGGCTTTCGATAGCGCTATGGTTGTAGCCCGTAGCGATTCTTCACTGGTATTCAAGCCGTTCAGTTTTGCGGAAACATCGACGACGGCTTGCTGGGCGCGGTCGAATGCCGAGCCGGTGATATTAGTGAACGTCAGCATTTGCGCCGTTACGCCTTGAAGTATCGCTTCGTCGCCGATGAATGTATTTTTTTGTATGCTTGACGCTTGAGCTTCAAGCTGGGCGAGGCTACGGCCTACTGTTCCGCCTGTCGACAAAAGAGTTGCTTCGACCGATGCTATAGCGGCGGCTTGATGGTTCCACGCTTCGGTTGCCTTGTTGGCGGCTATGGCAATGCCAACAACGGCGGCGACAGCGGAGGCCCCTATACCAATTGCCGCGCGGTCGATCCCTTTCGACAATTTTGTGATATCTTTCCCGACGCCACCAAAATGCTTCTTCATAGTCTTTGAAAAACCAAGCATCTTAGTTTGCATTTTGTTCATAGGGCCGGTTATGCCATCGCTAAGCGAGAGGATGGATTCTAGCGAAAATCTTTTAGACGCCAATCGTTTCCCCTCTCGGTTTAAAACGGGTACCGGGTTGCAGCCGGCCCTGCAGCTTGCTCCGCCATTGGTGGGCAAGTATCACTACTATAGATATAGGCAACAACCTGCAATCTGTCTAGGTCTTGACAAAAAACGCCCGTCATTACTGGCGGGCGCGTAGTCAATTTCTATTTTTTTCGATGCGCTCGCGGATCAATTCGGCCATGCGTTCAGGCTTTGGTAGACTTCGCGGCTTGCCTTTTTCGGGGTGCAGGTATTCGTCGCGCAGTTGCTCCTCGACGGCTTGCCATTCGTAGATACGATAGTATCGGTCGACCTGTCTGGCGGTCATGGATTCGATACGCTCTATCGGGAGCGATCCGCCAAAATGCACCGCGAGCAGGCCGGTCAACAGGTCGTCGCTTGTGGGTTCCCGGTATTCTCTCCGGGTTACGAGAAAAAAACTTGATTCAGCGCGGAGATTACAGAAAAGTCACGGCCTTTTATTCGGCTTGCTTCGGCTATGGAAAGCCCGGCGGCTTTTGCGTATATGGCTTCTACCATCGATATTTTTTCGGTATCCTTAAACTTCTCGATGGTGCGTTTCTCTTCAAGGGTCAGCTCTTTTATTTCGACCAGTTCGCGGTTGCTTTTGTCCATGACGAGCGGGGCGGCGAGCTTGAGAGTGAAGACTTCGCGGTCGGCATCGAAGGCTAGGCGCTCCGACATGACAGGGCGGACAAGGGTTTCAAGAGCGGCGGTGAAATCTTCGGTATCGGTATTGACATCGAGGACATCAGCCCATTCTTTTAGGGTGGCGATTGCTTCGTCTTTCGTGATCTTCGTTTCCATGGTTTACCTCCTAGGAAAAAAGTAGCCCGGCTGGGTGCGCACCGTTGGGAGGCGTGCCGGGCCTTGTGATTACGCTATATCCAGCGTACCGTGCATTTCCAGCGACACGATACCGTTAGAATTTTCTAGTCCGCCATCGTTACCTATCGCCATCGTGCCTATGAGCAGGTCGCTTCCGGGCGTCGAGCATGACACCGATACGAACCGGCCTGAATTCTGTATGACCTTAAGCTTTTTGTACGTATCCGCATTGAGGGCCACGTCCTGCTTGAGCATGCCGATATGGGGATTGGATTCGCCGTAGACTTGGCCATTGCCCGCGAGGTGGACGACGCCAGCGCGGCCCGACAGCGTATAAGACAGCTCGCTACCCTCGGCGGGGTCAAGCTCCATGCCATCGACTATCAATTCACGGGCGACGCCCTGTAAAACTTCTGCCATTGCTTGTATCTCCTTTCAAAAAACAGGCGGCTCACAACCGCCCGCGTTGGTCTAGTACAGGAATCCAAGCCGTACCGCGATGATGCGCAAAGCCTCGGCGGGGTCATCGGTAACGGTGCCATCTATGCGGCTGTTATACGTCGCGTTGATTTCGGCGCTGATTGTAGCCTTCACGTCGTCGGGGTTTTTCGTCCAGCCTTCGGCGGCCCAGTTGTCGACGAGGGCGTACATGTCGGCCACGACTTTGTTCGGCTTGATGACGTAATCCTTGCCGGTTACGATGTCGTTCGATCCTACCATTCCACGAGTGTACGGATCGGAAAGGAATTTCTGTTCGGCCTGATGCGCCTTGACCTGGCGAAGCGTAAGCTGGACAAGGGCGAACCACTCTTCGGTGGCGGCGCCGGCGCTGGTAAGGCGGTACGATAGCGCGATATCTCCGAGCATGAGCGTACCGGACGGCGAGAGCTTGCAATAGCCACCGCCAGCACGGAACAGGGCATCGACGCGGGGATAGGTGTCATCGAACACGCCGGACTTGACGGCGACGGGAAGCTCTAGGCCCATGAACGGGCGGCCAGGGTCAAGGCTGGCGGACGCGGCGACAAGGCCGAGGACGGCAGCGCCGAATTCAGGGGCTGGGTGAAGGCATCGCGGATCCCATACGGGGGCGATATGGCGCGAGTTAATCGTCGCAGGGATGGCGAGGAAGGCGGAATACGCGGGCTTGACGTAGCCGACGACGGAACCCGCGAGGCGGTTTGGGCTGGCTTCCATGCGAGCGGTCAGGGCCGACTTGTATACGCCGAGCGCAGTGGAATCCTGATACGGGCACGTGATAAGCGTATACCACGTATTGCCGAGGTTGTCGACCCCAGAGCCAGCATCGAACACGCCGGTCACTACGGGGTCGCCAGTGCCGCCGGTGAAGTAGTTGAGCGCAGTAAAGGTGACGGCGCCTCCTGAGGGGTTGAGGGCAAGCTGGGAATCGCCATCGGGGTTGAGCATCATGTAGTGCTGATTGCCGTTAGTGCCGAGGTTCTTGCACGTCAGCGTGACAATATTTTCCGAGCCGGTACCACCGACAGCAGCGGTAAACGGGGCGGAAATGTCGGCGGTGATAGCGGCTACAAGCGCGGCGGCCTGGTCATCGTCGGACATGCCAGAGGAGACGTTGAGCTGGTAAAGCGTGCCGCCTATAGATACGGGCCAAGTGCCGGGGCCGGTCGTCGCGCCGGTAAAGGTGACGGTGCCGACAGCGGGGTCGCCAGTCGGGGCGGGGACGGCGACGCAATAGACGTTTTCGGAGAATCCGCCGAGGGCGTCAAATATCCATAGCGCTTGGCGGTGAATCTCGGAGCCGTAACCAAAGTAATCAGCGACTTCATCGGCGGTGAATTTCTGGACGATCTGGCCTGCAGTGACGCCGGTTTTTGCGGCAAGGAACTGGCCAACTATGAGCATCTTTTCGGGAATGTACGGCGACGCGGTTGAGCGCTTGACGCCTTTTAGCTCGATCTGGCGCATACTCGCCCGCCGGTATGACGGGAAGATTTCAAAACTGATGGGCATTACTGGGCCTCCTTGTGTCCTGTTGTTCCCGCTTACGGGGCCGGGGTATATGTATATTTACTGCCCCAGTTTTCCAGGGCTTGTTCAAATGCTAGGTTGATTTCCGTAAGGGCGACGGTCGGTGCATCGTCGGACGGGGTATAAGCGGCGGTCGCGTCGAAGCTGTAACGAGCGGGGGCATAGTTGCCGGTCGAATCTTCGCCCTCTTGTGTGTAAATTGTTAGCGTTGCGGCGCCGAAGTTCGGGACAACTTGCCCAGCTGTAAATCCAAGGTCGCCGTTTTTCATACGGGTGATTGCGTATTCTACTTGCGCCGTAAGAAGGTCGAGGCGAGCTGCGGAGGCTTCATCGACAGGAACAAGTACGGTTGTTTCTAGCTCGGTTTCAGGGTCGATGGTCGTTTGCTCTTCATGGGTGCCGAGGACGTACATATCGATATTGACCGATATTTTTTTCGCGATGTTTTGACGAGAACCACCACCGCCAGACGTTACGGAATCGACCATGACATTGACGAGCGCGACGCTTTGCTGGTTTTCGATCCACGGGCGCCATCGGCTATGCGTTACGGTAAAATCACGGTATACATTGACGGCGGCCTCGGCGGTTGCGACCTCTTGGAGCGCGGTGACAATATTGGCCTTGAGAGTAGCATGGGTGGGCATTGCGACGGCCATTTAGACTATCCTCGCGGTCAGTTTTTTAAGCATCATGGTGATATGGCCGAGCGTGCGGTCATGCGCTAGGCCTTCTACGATCCATGTTGACTCGTCGCCAACAGAATTAGTAAACCGACAACGCCACGTACCGGCGGTATCGGCGGGGTTGGCATCGGGAAACTGGTCGACTCCATCCTTGTCATATCGTGAGACGGAGAAGGCAACGCGGCGGGCGACTACAGGTAGCCCGGTTTGGGGGTCGATATCGAAGTTGACATCGATGAAGAATCCATAGACGGGATACTCGACGCCAGCAGGTGAAGTGAATACGGCCGGCACGGAAAAACCGGATGGAGAACCGAGGATGCGGGCATTGTCTTTGCGGGCGCGGTCGTATAAACTCACAAGTTTTCCTCGTAAAACTTTTTTACCTCTGGCGAATCAACACGGGCCACAATGGGCGCGGGCTTGGATTTCTTGACGGGGGCGGCGGGCGCTTCATCATCTTCGACAAGGCCCTGCCTGATTGCACGAATAAGGGAATTAGAAACGGCCCAGTGATCTACGAGGACTTGCGGGACGGGGTCGCCCGCCCTGACATGGAGGGATACGCCGCCGATGGCGGCATTGATATCTATTTTAGCTTTCATCGGCGGCACTCCTTTTACCAGGCGGGGAGAGTGGCTTTCTGGATGAATCCAGACAGGCCCTCGGCGTTATACAGGCCCTCGGCGAAGTAGTACGCGTACTCTTCTTGGGCGAGCGTGGAGACATCGGGCTGCATGTCGACCTCGGTCGTGAGGCCCTGCTTGACGACGATGTTCATGTACCTGTTCGGCTTGACAAGATACATATACGTATCGCCGACGCCGGAGTAGGTCACGGACTCGTCGCGCATGTCGATGACATCGCCATCGTAAGCCACGATTCCGGCGATTTCACCAATGGCGCCAAGGCGCTTGTTATTGGTGTTTTCCGGGAGGCCGCTGATGACGCGGGCGACGTGGCCGGCATTGCGGCCGGAGCAGAGAAGGTATGAACCACGAGGATCGATGAGGCGCTTGGTGATCGGGTCTTTGCGCTGGCCGAGGCCATCAATCATATTCTCTATGGTATCGTAGAGCAGTTCCTGCCTGCCGGCTCCAGTCGTGGTGGCGGAGGCCGTCCACTTCGCGGTGCCGACGGTGCCGTAAATATCCGCGAGGATGGGGGACATGGCGAGGTCGTCGAGCTTGGCGTTGTAGCCGGTGGCGACAGCGTCGTTCAAGGCGGTCATGTCGAGGCTCTTGTCGAACATCGCGGCGAGCAGATCCCAGCGGAATCCGGCGGCGTAAATGTTGACGTTAAACGTGCCCTTGAGAGCCCTGCTCTTGTCGCCTTGGTTAACAGGCTGACCGGAGCCGTTATGCTCCTTGAACACGATGCCGTAGGGCATGAACTCAACGATGGAGTTGGTGCGGTCGGCGTCGGGGCGGTTGGTTACGGCGTAGAAAAGCTGGCGGACGGTAGGAAGCGCGTTCTTGCGCTGGGTGATGTCCATGCGCATCGCGTCCCAAAGCTGCGCCCAGTCGGGGAGCAGGGTATTGCCGGTCGTGGCGCCCTTAGGTACACCAGCACCAAAACGACCAGAGGCGACGCGCTCATAGGCGGACTCGGTGCGGCCATCGGCCCACGCCTGCGGGACGTGGATGGCACCGCCGTACAGCGCGGCCTTAGAATAGTCGGTGCCCATCGATCCAAGACGAGTCGGGGCGGAAGCGCCCTTGCCAAACACGCGGTCGTAATTGGCTCCGGAAGGGTCACGGTACTTCGAACCTATGCGGCGCTCGGACATGACAACCGGGTTGGCATAGTTCGGGCCGAGGCTGGCAAGCGCCTGGCGCATCTCGCGCTTATCGTAAATCTTGATTTCGCTCATTAGTTACTTCCTCCTTACTTTTTTGCGGGGGTTAAATATAATAGACGTACACGATACCGGCATCGGCGGCGGCGTGGGTGACAAGGCTCATGGCATCGGCGCCAACAAGAAGCTTGGTGTCATCGACGGCGGCAGCCATGCGGGTCAGGGCGCCATCGGTGGCCATAACGAGCGCAGTATGGACGGCGGAAGCTCCGTTGTTGAGTACGACGGTACCCCCAGAGTTGGCGGCGGTAGCGATGGCCACAACATCGACGATGCGAGAGCCTACGGGAATGTCGAGAACCTTGCCGGTGGTATGGAAGTCATCCCCGGCGAGCAGGTCGGCGCGAATGACTTTGAGAACTGAGCCAGGCAAGGCATCGGAGGCGCCAGGGGCGAAGGGGCGGAAGGTGACGGCAGTCTGCGCGCCTCCGGTGCCGAACTCTCCCGTGATTTTGCCTACGGGGATGGTGCCGGTCGCGGGAGCATCGACAAGAGTTCCTGCGGCGGACGATCCACCGGACAGGAAGTACAGAATATTCCCGGCGGTGAAGGTATCGGTAGCTTCGACCTGGGCGGTAGAGACTTCGACGCTCGGGTCGAGAAGCTGGATGCGGCCGGTTGCGGCATTGGCGATGCCGTCGAACTCGGCGACATATCCGAAGTATCCGCCAAGGTACACAAGCTCACCAAAGAGCGCGGTGCGGCCGAGGTTATTCGTGACGACAACTTGCGCGCCGTCCTCGCGAATCTGGAAATCGTAATTGTAGTCATAGCCAGTCATGGACATTTGTTATCCTCCTATCTTTCTTTCGTTTCTTTCGTTACGCTTTGGGCTTAATCCAGCCGGAACCGGGCTTATCGACAGGCGCGGCACTTTCTCCGGTAGCGGTATCGCTCGACCCGGCGTTAACGGCCTTAGCGCTTTCGGCGGCGGCAAGCACGAGGTCGGACACGGCAAGCGCTATGGCTTCACGGCTTCGGCCATCGGCGATAGCGTTATCGATAAGCTCGACAGCGGCCCCGAGGGTGGCATATTTCGTGCGCATTTCGTTGAGCGCTTTCACGCGGGTGCGCTCGGCGGCCACGGCGTCGGTCTTGAACTTTTCGACCTCGGCGACGGCGGCTTCCCCCTGGGCAAGAAACTCGGTCAAATTCTTAGGCATGGTATCTGCCTCCTTTATTTTGCCCTCGGCTCCGGGGGCGGGTGTATTGTTACTCCCGGTCGAGCCGGGGAGAAGGGACATCATCGCGGCGGCGCGGAGAGAGTCGGCTTTCGGGTCGGCCTTCTTCATGGCGGCGGCTTGCATGGATTCGAACTTCATACGGGCGGTGGACAGGGCGGCGGCTTTCTTACCATCGGCGGGAGCGCTGTCGGGCTCAGAGGCGGGTACGATATCGTCGACGAATCCGGCGGCTTTGATTTCATCGCCGAATAGCCACGTTTCAGAATCCATCATCTTTTTGATTTCTGGCTTGCTTTTGCCCGTGCGCGCGGCATAGGCATTGGCCATAAGGGAGGCAAGGCCAGACAAAAAGTCGGCTTTTTTCTGCATGTCTCTATAGTCGCCAATCATTACCGACCACGGATTGTGGATCATGTAGACGGCGTTGTCTTCGGCGAGCACCATGTCGGCAACATCGGACGAGGCGATATACGAGGCCATAGACGCGGCAAGACCCTTGAGGGTAATAAGTATTTGCGATTTGGGGTTGGCTCGCTTATAATCGCGGATGGCGTTGAATATCTCAATACCGTCAAAGACATTCCCGCCCGGTGAGGCTATGGCTATATCGAGGTCTTCACCTTTGGCGGCGCGGAGGTCATCGGCTATACCGGATGCGGTAATCTCCCATCCGATTTCTCCGGATATATTTATGCGCTTAGACATTGCGCCTCCTTGGTCTTTTCTTAAAAACAAAAACACGTACATATAGATATAGGCAGTAGACCGAAATCTGTCTAGGGGGTATGTGATTTTTCAAGTTCTTCGACACCAGCATATACGGGAATGCCTAGGTTTTTAGCAATTCGTATTTCTTCGGTAGCGCCTTTTGAGTTTTCCCATCCAGAAAGCGCAAGTATTCCGTCAACATCCATTATGGCTTTTATATCTTCGCGCATATAATCTTGCCACAGTTTATGTTTTGATAATACCCCGAGAGCAAAGGGATTAACCGGAGTATATCCATTTTGAATAAGTAGTTTTGATGCTAGATCAAATTCAGGCTTATTGTATTTTTCAATTCCTGTTATCGGCCCTGATATGTATATTTTTTTATTGTTTTGTCTTGGGCGATAATCAAACCATCCGAGAAACAACAGGCAACAAATAGCGTGAGCGGTGTGTGGTAATCCGCTTTCATCGTCTATAATTTTACCCATAAGACGCGCCCATATATGGCGTATCGCGGCAGAAATATATCGTATTTTTGCCATTGGTACGCGCATCCAGTTATTCGGTTCATATTTTAGAGCGCCCATAGAAAGCACTTTTGCTACATCTTCTAGAGGCTCGGGCGGTATCAGATCAAATCTTGGTTTACCTATATCGTATTTTACGCCTTCCATTTATACCTCCTCGGTTTAATTTGTGCACTTTGTACTATTTCGACGCCCCGTATAGAGAAGTCCATTCGGGGGCGACTTTGATAATATGCCCATCGCGAACTTTTATTTCGATCATCCAGTAGCCGACGTATGCGGCTAGCTTTTTTCGGCGCATCCAGGGAGTTTGGTGTTCGAGGCATCCAGTCATAATAGCTTGAACGTTGCGAAGGTTTGGAAAGTATCCGGCTTTGTGGTCGTGACCGGTTAGGATCATATTTGGTTTAGTTCCACCCTCAAGGGATTCAACTATTTTTTGTAGCCGATAACTTAAGGCATACGAACTTCCATCTTCACCGTGCCACAGGTCGACGCGGGCGCCGTTGAAGTAAACGCTTCCTTCATGCTCGCCGAGGTATTCGGCATCGGGTAGCATTCGGCATATATCTTCGACAATGAGCGCTCCGGCATCGCCCTTGCTCATGTACCAAAGGTCATGATTTCCAGAGATTGCTTTGACCGGGCCATGGAACGCAGAGAGAAGCGATACGGCGGCGGCGCGCTGGGCTTTGTAGCCTAGATGGGTTAATTCGTAAATATGCCCGTCGCGTCCGCTCATGCCTTCGGTTATGTCGCCAGGCAAGAGAAGCATTTCGCATCCTTCGCGGTTACAATCGTCGATAGCGGCAGCTATTTCTTCCTCGTTAGTATAGTTGCTTCCAATATGCAAGTCAGACAGCCCTCCGAATTTGTACCATTCGCCGGAAAAGTCTACTGCGGTTTTGTGGTGCTCGTCATGGTGCTTGCTTTTGTCGTCAAGCAGGGCCTTAATTTCGGCGTCGGAATACGCGGCGGCTAGGCGCTCGATCATTTTATCACGGGATTGAAAGTCAACGGGTTTTCCGGTAATGGCCTTGGCTTCTCGAACGCGGCGGCGCACGGTTTCACGTTCAAGGCCGAGCTTCTCAGCGGCCCCGTCTATGCCAAGATCGCTTGCGGCATTTGAAATTTCTTGCAATCGTTCGGGGCTTATTACTCCCAATTTACCACCATCCAATCAATCGACCAGCAATCACCACGAGGGCGACGGCGGCGGTCGGTACGGCTATTTTGGTTGCCGTTTTGTATATCCTTACCTCGAGGGCGAGCGCGTTAATTTGTTTCTCCGCTTGCGTTTGGTACGCTTCGAATTGTGCCGAGAGCTTTTCGTATCGCGTCGTGAGCGAGTCTAGTTTCATCGAGGTCTCCGTCAATGCCGCGTCTGATTTGTCCAGCGATATCGATGCTCGCTGCAGAAGATCGCGTGAGGTCTCTAATTCGGCTTGCAAGTTCTCGGTTTGCGTCTTCCGCTCGGACAAGCGCGCTTCCAATCTCGTCAAGCTCTCGTCGGCCAGCGTCAATAGTTGCTCGGTAGTCATCGGCTTGAGCGTCGAGCTTTGCGGTATCGCTGGCATGACGAGGAAGAAGCACGCCGCAAGCAAGAGCAATGCCGAGGACAAAGGCGACGGTCGCGGTAAGTACATAGCGTTTCACGGCTTCTTGACGGCTGACACTACGGCGGCCACGTCGCTCCATGTTGTAAAGAACATAAGTAGGAGCGCGCCAGCGAGGCATGCGACAGACGGAATGAACACGTACCATCCGGGAGCGCCGGGAATTGCAATTGCTCCAAGGGCTACGGCGGCAAGGGAGAAAAAGGCGGCGAGGATTCGGCGCATAGAGACGGCACCGTCTGATTCTTGGAATGGGCCTATCATATTGCATTCCTTACTGTATCTTGGATAAAAAATTTCGCTTCTTCACGGAACGGGATGTCGTTGCCAAATGCTGAGTCGTACAATCCTTCCACAAGGAAGGTGCGGTATTCGCCATCCGCGTACACGATGTCATCGCCCGATATGACAAAATCGTGATAGTTACCGGATATCGAAACGGCCACGCGGTCGCGCCCGTTGACGACTGCCTTGTCGGGGTTTGTCAAAGACCACACGCATGATGTCGGGGTAAACAGTTCGTTGTCCATATCGCGGAACGTAACTCTTAAAACGATAGCGGCCGATTCGTTCGGTCGCGTGGTTAAAGTGATCATATATTACCTCGCTTCTATGGCTATTTTTTGCGGCTTGGCGGTGATTGACACATGGGGCGCATATCCATCGATTGCCAAGTGCTGGATTTTGGCGGTGATTTGTATGCGCGCGGTATAGGATACTGCTGTTCCGATTGTCAAAGTTCCTGACACCAAAGAAATCGAAACGACAGCTCCGGCTAATAGTTTGCCGACAGACAGCGATCCGGATGCTGACGATGTTGCTTGGACGTTGCCTGAAAGACCTGTCTCGGTAAGTTCGCCCGAAGTTGAAGATTCCGCATGCACCGATCCTGACAATGGCTTACCGACAGAAAGAGAACCAGACGCGGAGCTGGTTGCGATTATTGACCCGGACAAGTCTGCCGATCCCGCAAGGGTACCGGAGGCGGTGGAGACGGCCGAGACCAGTCCAGACAGCGGCTTGCCTACCGACAAGGAGCCGGACGCTGCGGAGCTGGCTGAGACGCTTCCGGATAAGGATGCTGATCCTGATAGCTCGCCACATGCGGAAGACGTTGCGGTGACATTTCCGGCAAGGGGTTTTTCAACCGAGATGGTGGCGGCGGCTGATGATTCTGCGGCGACTGTTCCCGATAAAAATTTGCCAACAGACAAGGCACCCGCCACCGTCGAGGCGGCGGCTATGGCCCCCGCGAGTGGCTTTGATACCGACAGCGCGCCGCTTGCCGCGCTCGATGCCGAGACTTCCCCGGCGAGGGGCTTGCCGACGGACAGCGCGCCGGAGACGGTAGAGGTTGCGGATACGGAGCCTTCGAGGTCTGCTCCACTACCTGCCGTGTACTCGTCTACACCGATGTCGCACGTAGTACCTGCTCGAGCGTCTCCATCGATATCGGTTGCTGGTACATTTGCGTCCGATGACGGCCCGATGCCGGAGTCATACAAATTGCCTGAATTGAGTAATGTAAAATTGCCATTGGCTGGATCTGAAAACTCGTTAGTCCATGCCCCGCCAGACGGGGTAACAGGGTTGCTACCGTCGCCGTCATCCGATGCACAATAGCTTATCGTTATCGTGCCGTCAAAGTCATCAGTGCTTTCAAATACTGCACTGTTAACTACAGTTACTGTTCCTCCGTCGCGTTCAACACCATCATCAGCATAGGCGGCCACGCAGTTGTAAATAACCATTGTGCCATTGATGGCATAAAATCCTTGGCTTGACGAAGCGCGAGGAGTGCCGCCGTTAAACGAGATACAGTTTTCAAACTTTACGGAAGCACTTGTTGTGGAAGTGACAAAGCCCGATCCGCCACCTTGATAACGTGCGTAGCAATTTTTGACAACAATCCCCGTATTAGCGGTGTTAGTCTCATAGCAGAATCCGGCAGTAGTACAATCAAGTTGCAAGCCGTCGATTACGGTATAGTCTTGTTGTACGCGGAAGTCACGAGTATCGTCCATTTGAAGGATATATTTCGAGCTGTCGATACCAGACTTTGATGCGCGGTTTGCCGAGTCAGTAACGACCTTGACATAATAATCAGCCGACGTTATAAACCCGGTCAACACTACAGCGGTCGTATCCGGGCCACCAGACCAGTCGTCTTCGATGGATATGGTTAAGATACCTTCCATCGTGACAAGGTTTGCATTTGCCGACACTTCGCCCGTAATCGCCGCCTGAAAAGATGTATAGTCTCCGCCACTCGGGCGGACGGTTACGGTTTTATTGGCCATGTCCTACTTTAATCCAGCGAGACCGCCAGCGCTCCGGCGGCATAGGTAACCGGGTCGCCCGTGTTGATCGTCTTGGATGCGGTCAACGCGGTGATATCCGTGAGTAGGTTGCCTCCAGTCGCCGCGTCGTACAGGGCGAAGCGGGTCAGCTCGCCCCAGTCCGTGTTGCCGGTGCCGAAATCGATGATCGCCGTGTTGGCGGCGACACTCGGATCGGCATCGCTAGCGGCGTCCCAGCCGTCGCAGATTTCGCGGGCATAGCCTGTTCCGGCGCACTCCGCTGATGCGGTCAAAAGCGCGACGTAGATATGCGTCGGCTGAGTAAGCGCGGTGCCTTTGAGGGCGTGGTTGAGAAGGGCTCGCTGATAATACCTTGAAAATCCTGCCATGATATAGCCTCCTTAGTTTTGTTCAGATCAAAAATGCGGGCGTATCTGTACGCCTACGCCCGTCCAATATTTCATGAATTCTGCAATCGGATAGCGGTTATTCCATCCGGTTTTTGACAGATCATACTTGCCCGATGTTCGGTCGCCGTATGGATCGTCGATGATAACTTCGCGCACCTTGCCAAGTTCTAGCGAGATGGAATCAAAAACGTTTGCGTCTTGCTCGGTGGTAAAACCGACGATGTTGACGATATGGCCGCCAGCCGTCAGCTTTGTTGAGGCGGCAAACGGAACGCCTCGAACGATTCCATGCAGGGCTTCGCGGATTGTCCAGTTCCAGCGCGGTCCGATAAGCGGGCGCTGTTTCGGGTACCATAGTGCATTGACGGCCCACGCGATGACTTCCCAAAACTCGTTGGGGTTTTGGCCTTGAGCTTTCGGGTCGGCGCGGAGCATGATTGTTTGAGCGTCGCCGGTTTGGCATTGCGCGGTCAAGGCGTCTTCGGGCTGCGGGTATTGGTCACTCGCGGGGAACGTCCAGCCAGCGAGGGCGAGAGCTTCGACGGTGGCGGTTGGCTTGCAGGTGATTGCTGGGTCGATGGTGTTATTGCGCTGGGAGTAGTAGTTGGCTTTGGTCGGGGAGAGGTTGTATTCGCGCATTTATCCGGCTTCCAATTACTCAAACGATATAGCGGTTAGGCATTCGATAACCATACCGCAATGGACAATTGCACCAGCAGACGCTCCAGCTCCAAGCACACGGATATCGGTATCCGGTCCGACAACAATGTTGTATTTTTCAAGATTGAGCTGAACAGACAGGCCGGCTGGAAATTCTGAATAAAACTCGCGTCGCGGGGCAAACGCATTGCCATAGTCTTGCACTTGGATTGTGATTGTTCCGGCATATGTTCGAGCCGATAAGTCAAGGCTTGATACACGCCATAATCCGCCGGTAATATTAGGCGTGGTATAAAAGCACGTAGTACCCTGGCAAACGGTAGCGGGCATTCTGACTATAGCTGACGCAATAGTAAACGTTCCTGGAACGCCTGGAGTAGAGTACGTTCCTCCGGTACCAGTTTTTACAGCATATATGTTTCCGGCATTAACAAGCCCATCCCCATATGCTTCGACCTTGATAATAAAAACGCGGTACCATGTTTTGACGGTTGTGACTATTGTGGTTCCATCCATGGCAATGGTTTCTGTTTGGTATTTTTTGTCAGCTCCGAGGCCATAAATGGTTACTGACCGCGCGCCGGTACCAGCTGAATCGTCGTCTGCTGATGAGCTTGATATATCAAGCTTGGTTGCAGTGGCAAGCAAACCGCCTTGATTAAGCAAAATGTTACAACCGCCAATATCAGCCATAGTAGTAAGGCCGGTATCCAATCGACCTTTTACGACAATATGCTTGCTATTATAATTCTCTGATACTATTGACATCTATTCCCCCTCTACGTCATCGCCCCGCACGCGCGAGCGAAGAAATAAATTGAATTGCGTATCGGCAAGGTCGAGCATATCGGTTGCTTTTTTTACATTGCCGTTGATATTTCCGGTTGCCACTTCTAGGACTGTTCGCAATACTTTCGCTTGGATTATTTGGGTATCCATAATAGCGTCTTGCACGGAACTGGATTGCCGGATCATTTTTGACAGCGCGGCCGTATCTTTTGCTTCTTGCGCGCGGAGGTTTTCAATAGCTTTCGATTCTGGACTTTCAACGCTAACGCGCCGGGCCAGAAACGTGCGCACCCACCCCATAAGCCACATAAGTACGGCGGTTGCTCCAGCTATCAATAAGGCTTTTGTAATATCATCCATTACATGGCCCTAAGGGGAAGGCGCTTTTTAATCGCCTCGACATCGGAACGGAGCTGCTCGATATCACGCTCAAACCGGACATTGATATCATGCTGGTGCTTGAAGTTAATTCCCATATCACGCGACATGGTTTCGGTAACTCCGCCCAGTTTGGCAAGCATGACACAATTGTATTCCAGCAACTCGCGGTCAGAAGCTGCCGACACGTCAATCACGTTTTCAGTTATATTCTTGATCGCCATGCTATTTGTCTCCTGTTTGGGTTTGATTATTTTGGGTTGCTGGTTGCGTTGCGGCTTGCGTTGCCGCCGCTGTTGCTTTTTGCGTTGATGGCGTTTGAACTTTGGCGAGGCGGTCAAACTCGTCCTTGATGGTGCGTAGGTTTTCGGAATAGTCGCCGCCATTAGTTTCGGCGGTAATCATGTCGCCGGTCTTGTAGCCGCGATCCTGCTCAAGCATATTTGCTTGGACGAGGTTCTTCGGGTCCATGTTCGGAAGGCGGTTGCCTACCCATATCGCGTTCGTATACGCTAGGCGCATTTCTTCGGAATCGGAATAGCCAGGCGCTTCGATACGGCCGCGCGGGAGTTCTCCGGCAAGCCACATTTGGTAAATGTCGTCTTCAAAATCGAAGCCGTGGTTTTCACGGAAGCGGGTTACGGCCATCCAGAACATGAGTAACTCGCCGCGAGCTCCGGAATATGATTGATTGAAGTTGAGCTGGACGGCGGAGATTGGCATGCCGCGACCGCTGGAAAGGTTTTTGAGCACGGTATCGTAGAACGTGCCGAAGTTGACGTTTGGGCGCTTGGTATCGAACGAATGGGGGGTGTGCCCGGCCGGAAGGGCATCAAGGACTACGCCGCCTTTCGTGAAATCGAGGCTTGCGGCGTGGTTGATATATTCCTGCGTTGCGGGGTCGGTGCTAACGGTTTCGGATTCGGTGGCCGACTTGGTACGAGCCGCGCCGCCGCCGAGTATGGGCTCGCCGTCTGAATCCTCGGGGGGCTCGATAAACATTGCGAAGATCGCGTTAACGATTGCGGCTTGAATTTCAAGTCCTTCGTACTGGCCGATTTTGGCTAGCTCTTCGATACAGTTGGCGAAGTACGGGACGCCGCGACGCTGTTTTTCGTTGGTAGTCAAGAAATTGTGAATCATCATAACGCGGCCGGACTTGGGGCCGAACCGTGAGATGCGGGTTGTTTCGCCGGTTTTATCGTCGTAGATAAAGTATGCTATTGCTTGCCCGTAGCCGTCGTATTCGATACCGTTAACAACTTCATTGCCCGGGGTGTTGGTATAGCCACCGGTGATATTTTCCGGAGGAATGAGCTGGATAGTCAAGGGGTTGGCGCGGCTAGTGTTGGAATACCGCAAGAGGGCGAAGTACTCGCCGTCCTGGAGGAGGTAGTCGAAGGCGGCGCGGGAAAGCTGGGGGAGGTTACGGCGGGTATTGTATTCGGGGGAGTAGGAATTTGACCATAAACGGTAGCGCTGCTCGGTATTGCGTACCCATGCGGCGCGCCACTCGGGGGACAGGCGGCCACGAGGATCGATAATATCCCAGTAGGGTTGAGCGCGGAGGCGAAGGCCAGATCCGACGACGGTCTCCGCGAGGCGGCCTGCCATGGCGGCACCGGCGGGAGACTCGAACAGGGCAATGCGGGACAGGCGGCGGAGGCGGTCGTTACTGGAGGCGTAGACGTTGGAGTATCGCGTCATGGAGCCTATGGATTTTTCGGATGTCGGATATAGTTCGTTCTGGAGGCCAGACAATGAGGCTTGCGGCTGGTTGCCAAAAATGGCACGCATGGCGGCGACACGTCCGGCGTTCTCGGCACGCATACGCTTTTCTCTGGCGGTATCGCGCTGGAGAGTTGCCATACGCTCCTCATGAGCGCGGGCTGATTTTGTTTTGAACAGGTCAGTAATTTTCACCGGGTTGACTCCTTGCGGCTTCTCGCCGGGTTATGGCGTATAGTTGACATGCAATATTTGCGCGCCGGCATAGGTGCCTGATTTGATTTCATAGGCTTTGAGCCACAGGGCGAGGTATTTTGACGCTTTGTCGGGGTCGGGCGGGGTAACGGCTTGGCGGCCTTGGGTAGTGTCGAGGGAGTAGCCACCGGTCACGGCACCGTCGACGGCATCTTGATACGTGGCGATTTTGGCCGCGATCTGTTCGAGGGTGTAGTATTTAGCTATTTGGTACGCGTTCATGGCTACCCCTCTTGGTCGGAATCAAAAAGCCGGATGAAGGAATCGAACCCCCACAGCGGAGTTACAGGCTCCGCGTCCTACCGCTAGACGAATCCGGCACAGTATGGGATGCGTCCGGTCGGCCCGGTGCGGGGTAGCCTTATCCCCGACGACTGATGCCGCCTTACCCTTGCGGCCTCCGCATCTCACGCATATAGATATAGGCGTCTAGTTCAAATCTGTCTAGGGGGTACTATTTTTTATCCAGCTCAGACAGTTTCTTTTTGGCTCCGATAATCCAAAGCTTGTCGATTTCGGCTTCGGTTAATTCTTTGACGGCTCCCTCGAATAGCGGAGCGGGCTTGATTTGGACAGAGTCGCGGTCGGCATAGCGGACCATGGTCACTTTTTTGCGCGTGACGTGGAAGATGGCATCGGGCGATTGGTACATGCCGGGCTTAAGGCCGCGCTTGGCTAGGCTGTAGAGAAGGGCGTACTGTTGGCGTACGTTCGGCGTTCCAAGCTGGCGCTGATATTGATTGATTGTTTTCGCCAAGCGGAACCGAGGGGCGACGGGTTTGTTTTGATCGCCTTCGCGGGCGGTGGCGAGCGGAACAGGGACGCGGGCGCCTGAGCCTTTGGCGCCTTTTTTCTTTCCGCCTATTTCCATGGCCGCAAGGTAATGGTCGCCTCCGCGCAGTTGCTTGACGCCGACTATAGCATTCACGTCATCCATACGGCGGAGGGTTTTCTTGTCAGATCGGTACGCTTTGGCTTGTAGAACGACGACAGAGCCGAGGGTAAATTTCTCATTGCGAAGGCGGGTTTTGCCGCGTAGGGCTTTTTTGTAGCGGACAGCGATAAGCTTGGCGCCCATGGTCATAGCTTCGGCGCCCGCTTCTTGCAGTGCGATTCCGGCGCGTTGGAGGCGGCCCAGGATCTCGGGAAAATTGTCTTTGTAGTATTGGCTACTCATTGTATGACTCCATGATTTCAAAGAATTTTACCCAGTCGACGGCAACTTCGGTTTTTTTGTTGGCGCGGCGGGCTTTGTTGATCGCTTCGTAGTACTCGGCGCACAGGTAGAATCGGGCAGCGTAGTTCATTTTCATAACGTCGAGGGGTTCGTTTCGGCGCTGGTGGGGGTTTTGGATTACGTGGGTTATCTTGCCATTCTTGCCTACGACTTCGATCATTTCTTCGGCGACTAATTGCTTGTAGAAGTCGGTATGGAGGTCAGCTGGGAAGTGGATGTAATACCTGGGGTATGGTGCGTCAGCGGTGGCGCGGTCGCGCTCGAGGCTGGCGTACACCATTTTTTTGAAACGTTGATCGTTGATGAGGATTGACGGATTGGCGATAGGGCTTGGGCTTTTTTTGTACGTGCGCCCGACAATTTGTTGATCGCGGCCAAATACGGGGAAGACGCCATTCGGGGAATTTCGGCGCGGGGGATACATTCCGCATATTGACATGACAGCATCGGTGGAGAATCCGGCATCGACAAATACGACCTTAGGCGCGCCAAGGTTGACGCCGTCCTCGCGGGTAGCTTCGTCGGTTATGGTTTGCGCCCACCTCCGCCAGCAATCGTCATCGGGGTCGGCAGGGTCGCCTTCGAAAGTCCAATATTTGAGCATCCAAGCTTCGTCGTTTTTACCCCAACCTACCAACGCGGATTCGATGCGGTTGCTTTGTACGTCGGTGGCGTGGGTGGTAAAAATGACGCCTTGAGGAATTCGGGTGTCGTCTTGCTTCCACGGTTCGGCACGGCGGGCGAGGACATGCGGCTCGGGGGTTTTTACGGTGACATCGGAGCATTCGGCAAGCGAGTCGTTGATGAAGTCGGGGTACAGGATCGGGTCGTCTTTGACGCGCCAGTATTGCATGACGATATCAAGCCACGAGCGGGTCGGGGAGTATAGGGCGTTGACTTGGCACGACCATAGGCCGGGACGGTCGGGCTTTTTTTGCGGGGTATATTCGGCGGTGCCGCCTTGCTTGCGGGTCAACAGGAGCTTAAACTTTTCGTGTTCGCGGAGAATGTGATCACAATCGATATTTTGGCAACGGTAGAAAGTTGGGTCATGAGTCACGCGGCCGTCATCGTCCATGTCCACGCGGGGGGAGCCGTCTTCGTTTTTGTCCCAGTCCATGCCGGCCCAGACAAACGGCTGGCGATGGTTGCATTTGGGACAGACCCAGGTGAAGAGGCTTTTTGTACCGGACTCGAACAGGGGCAGAATCTGCGAGGTTGCTTTTTCTTTCGGGGTTGAGTTGTAATAGATGCGCCGATTGACGCCGTAGTTGTCGGTTCTTCGGACCACTTTCTCGACGGGGTTGCCTTTGCCTTTAAGGGACTGGGGGTACACGTCTATCTCTTCAACAATGGCAATTCTCGCCGGCATGGATCGGAGCTGACCTTCCGAGTTCGGGCCGACGGCGCGGATATGCGTGCCCTTGTAAGACTTGACGCCCTTGGTATCGCCGGTTGCACGGGCACCGCCGGATTTTTTGACGATTGGTTTAATGTGATGGCGAAGGCCGGACGCCTCAAGAAGCGGGTCAAGTCGCTTCTCAAAAGTTTCTTCGGCCATGGTTTGATCGCCGGATATAAAGAGCTGCGGGCCGATACCGTAGTAAATATAATAGGCGATTAGGGCAAACGAGAGCATAGACATGCCGAGCTGGTTGGATTTGATGATAGCGATTTCTTGTGTGAGGGAGCGGATTGACATGCGGTCGGCTATTTCATGGAGGTATGGGGTCAGGCGGAATGAGTACGGGCCTTGATAGTCGCCTTCGACAATAACGATATGATCTTCGATCCAATCGGAGGCGGGCATGTTGGGGATACCGCGCGGCATGGTATCGACTAGGGCGGAGAGAAAGCGGATAAAGTCATCTTGCTGTTCTGGGGTGCGGATGCTTTCGACTTGGTGACGGTGAATCGGGAGCTTGATGGTGGAGGTCATTTCTTCCTTCTCCCCTCCGCGCTTTTCTTTCCGCCCGTCGCCGGTTCCGGCTCTTCCTCGTCCTCTTCGATATCCGCTTTTTGCGTCATGCGCCCGGCTAATATAGCTTGGATTTCATGCGCGACGTTATCCATGCGCTTCGATATGTCTCCTTCGAGCACGTCCATGACTTCGGTTTCGTGGCCGACCATGCCAAGACGTTTGCAGATCAATGACGCTTGCTTCGGGGCCACGTCGATATAGTTTCTTTGGAGCGCTTGCCACAATTCCAAAACAAACGACTCGAATACTTCGCGCTCTCCAAGGGTGCCGTGCATCTTATCTAGGTTGGCTTGCTTGAGCTGGGCGTCGGCTTTTATTTTTTGGGCTTCGTACAGATTTTTTCGGAGGACTTCGATCATTTCGGCGGGGGAAAATGCGGGGTTGCCTTCGCCTTCTTCGGACTGAAGTTTGTCGATTCCCATGATTGAGGCGAGGATGTCGCCGATACCTTGGCGGCCGGGCTTGTCTTTGGCGGCTGGGCGTTCGGTCTCGTCGCTGGAATCCTTGCGCCGAGGGGTTGGCTGATGTTCTGGCTTGCGTGGACGGCCTCGCTTGGCTGGGGCGGGAGGATCGCTTGGGGGTGGCGGCGGCGGGGCATTGAGGGCCATGAGGCCGGACGGGTTATGTTTGAGGATATAGGACTGATTGACTGGGTTGTCTGTATCGATGCGGCCGTCGGCGTCGGCGATCAAGGTGCCTTTGGCGACGAGCTGATTGATTGATGCGCGGTTGACTTTGCAGACGGCAGCAAAGCGGGCTTGTTTTAATAGCGGCATAATGGCCTTGAGGTAGAGAAATGCGGTGTTTTATTTGATGACTTAGCCATACAAATAGATATAGGTAACAACCTAACATTTGTCTAGTAGTAAGCACCGCGCAAAAAACGTTAGGCCGTTGACTGACCAGTCAGTTTATTCTTTTGGCGCCCGAAAGGTACT